NATCACTAACTTTATTCCTAACTTCATTACTAACTTCATTACTAACTTTATCACTAACTTCATTCCAAACTACATTCCTAACTTTATCACTAACTTCATTACTAACTTCATTACTAACTTTATCACTAACTTCATTACTAACTTCATTACTAACTTCATTACTAACTTCATTACTAACTACATTACTAACTACATTCCAAACTACATTCCAAACTTTATCACTAACTTCATTCCTAACTTCATTCCAAACTACATTCCTAACTACATTACTAACTACATTACTAACTTCATTCCTAACTTCATTCCAAACTTTATCACTAATTTTATCATTAACTGCCTTCCTAACTTTATCACTAATTTTATCATTAACTACATTCCAAACTTCCTTCCTAACTTCATTCCAAACTTTATCACTAACTTCATTCCAAACTTTATCATTAACTTCATTCCAAACTTCATTCCAAACTTCATTACTAACTTCATTCCTAACTTTATCACTAACTTCATTCCAAACTTTATCACTAATTTTATCATTAACTACATTCCAAACTTCCTTCCTAACTTCATTCCAAACTACATTATTATTTATTGATTTCGTAATAATTATATAAAAACAAAGATTATGCCATAATTGATATGGACTGTCGCAAATAATAATTTTTTTAGGTATTTTCTTTTTTAAAATATGTTTATATAAATTATTTACATCTTTTCTACATTCTTTTTTATTAATTCGATCTGTATTTAATCCAATTTTAATGTATCTATCTTTATATTCTTTTAATTTTAACTTTTGTTCATTTGTTAATTTTGTTATCATTTATTTTTCCTCCTTTATAAATAAAGATATTGAATGATATTATCAAAATTATCAAAATTATTAATCCTTTTCTTTCAAATTTATTTTTAGGCTTTCTCATCTACTTCTCCTTTCTATATAAAGTTTTAAAATACTCGATTGCTATTCCTTTTATTTTTGCATATTCTCTTTCTATGATAGCCCCTTGTGATTGGTTCCAATCTGGAATCATATATATCATATCACAGCCATCTAACATAAAAATTCCCCATACAATATATGTTTCCCAAATCCATTGATTCCAATATTTTTCTTTTTCAATTTCAATAGCAGGATTAAATATTTCAACAGATGGAAATTTTTTTCTCAATATTTCATTATAAAAAAGAAATTTTTCTTTATAATTTGGATCTCCTGTTATTTGTCCTGATATGTATATTTTCATTTATTTTTCCTCTTTATAAATAATATTTTGTAATTCTTGTTTTGTAAATAATTCCTGTTGCTGTATATGCTTTTGAAATCTGTCCTCTTGTGCTTGCCAATAATCATTATTCATCTTCTTTCTCTCATATATAATTCTGTATCTATCTAAAGTTAATGATTTTTGTTTTTTTCCAATATCTATAATTTTCTTTTATTTTTTTATATTTCCATTTAATATTGTTAAATAATTTTATTATCATTTTCATTTTTCTTCTTTAATTTGAAATCCTTTACGTTTTTTATATTCTGCTTTTCTACCAGGATTCCAATTCTTTACAGATCTATAATAACCAACAATTCTACTATAAACTTCACATTCTGTCCCTTCTATATTTTTTATCTTTTTCTTCAATTTATTTATCTGTAAGTTTATTTTTTTTAAACTCATTATTTTCTCCTATTATTTTTTTTATAATAATCATAAAAACTTTTAGCATCTAAATTTATTAATTTACACCAATATTTATAGTCACCTGATTCAAAAAAATAAATAGCGCTTTTTCTATTATTTTTCCATTTATCACCCAAATCTTTAATTGCTTGCAACAATACTTTCCAAACCAAATTCTCATAAGATTCTCTTTTATCAATTAACTTACTATAGTCCATCATTTTTTCCTATAATTATTTTTTCCCATCCTTACTACAATCTCATTTTATTTTATTTCTCCAGATATTTTCATAAAAAAACAATATTCTGCTAAATGATTAGAAATAGATATAGCCTTATTTGTATTATTGTTTTTTTCTTCGAGGATATATTTATGAACTGAAAAAAATGAACTAATAATTTCTTTTAATTTTTTTCGATATAAACATTCATTATATCTTTTACAATAATTACAATTTTTCATTATTTTTTTCTCTCTTTTTCTTTCTATAATTCCTTATTACACATTTACAATAATTACCAATCTTTTTTGTTTTAGGATTCATTCCAATATATCCTCTACCATAACATTTTTTACAATCCATATCCGCTAATTCTTCATAATTATCTATCATTTTGTTTTTCACCTCCATTATTTCCTATTACTATTTGTCCTAAAATGGCATATAACCAACCAAATCTTACTATAAGTGATCTATTTTTCCTATTAGAAACGGGTTGATTATCTATTCTCTCATAAATATAAGATCTAATTTTCTTAATACTTTTTTTAGAACGTGCTCTGAATAAAGCCTTTCTTATTCCAAAAATTCTATCCCATTTATCTTCTGAATTTACATTCAACATACTCCAACCAACATATCCATCAACAGTAATAAGAACAACACCTATAGGAACTCTGTTTATTGTGTCTCGAACATAAACTAAACGTTTTATCAAAGAATCATCTTTTAAATATTTAAAAGATTTTGGTAATTGCATTAATTTATTCATTTATTTCTCCTTTTCATCTTGATCCTCTCCAATCTCCATTTCTTACAGAATCTTTTGTTGATTTATTATTTTTTTAATAAATATTTTATTATTCTTTTTATTGTAATCTTTAATTTCAATCTATCTTTCTCAAAAAAATCAATCAAACTATGGTATACAATACCTTGTCCACCTCCATAATTTCCGTAATTATTATTACTAAAAAATAGCCAATCCTACATATTCCCTTCACACCCATTATAATTTATCATTTTCCTCCAATAAATTTTCATCTGACATATCCCATTCAATAGGATGAACTATATTTTCATCTATTATCCGTTTTGCTTCCGTTTCATTTATGTTTCTTTCTTCATTTTCTAATTGATTTATATAAGTTATAGAAAATCTTTTGCAGTGTGGACAAGTAATCTCATATTCTTTACTTCTTTTTATTTCCTCTTTCACAATAATTTCTTTACTTTCAACTAAATTCATATTCTTATCAGGTAATTTTTTAATATTATTATACATATCTTTCAAACACATAGGACAAGTTAATAATATTTTTAATTTTTCTGGCTTATCAATATAATGTCTCATATAAAACATTTATTATCCTTCTTCATTCTTTAAAATAACTTTTTCCCATTCCACAACATTATTCCTCTGTTATAAATTCACTATGAGGCATATTGTTATCAATCCAATCACAAAAATAATGCCATTCTTCCAATCTATGATTTTTTCTTTGTAAATATATATGCCTTAACGATTGATAATTACAACATATCATACGAGTCTGTAAAAATGATTCAGGAAGAAATATTTTAACTTTTTTAAACATTTTATGTCTTATATAAAAATTTAATATCTTTATAAGATCTTTCATTTCTTCATCATGTTTATCAATTTCAAAATCACTTATTTCTAATGGCATCTCCATCATAGTATGCATAGTTGATTGACTTAATTGTTCCACTCCTATTTTGTAAGTATCAAATTGCTGCCACCAATATCTGGGAGCATTTATTTCCAAATAAGCAATTACAAATCGCATACATTTTGCGTGAGCATCTCCAGATTTAACAAGTTTCAAAAGAAGAGACAAATCTTTTTCTCCTATATCTGGATTTAAATTATCGTCTACCAAAAAATTAGTATCTGATTTTTCTTCTGAATTAAATGATTTTCGCATACCTTTTATTGCATAAGAAAACCCATATACAGATAAAAAATCAATATTCATATTATTTCCCCTTATTTAAAATAATTTTTTTCCATTCTACAACATTTGTTATCCGATAACATCTCACTCCTATTAAAGGATTAAGTCCTATTATTATATAAGGTTTATGAGACCATTTATGAATTATTATATCTCCTGATTTCAATTTATCAAGTGATTCAATTTCTTTAATATCCATTATTAAACTCATCTACAAGAATAAATATCACCATTACTATAACAATAATAATTCCAAACATAAAAACACTAATAACTAATAAAATTAACATTTGTAATATCAATTTCATTATATGTATCATTATTAAATTCCTTCTACAGATAACATAATTATAATTATTATCCAACAAATAATAGTTAAACCTAAAGATACATTATCATCACCATCATCATCCATACATTTCCCTGCTGCCATAGCAAAAAAATACAATAAGATAAGTCCAATTATCATTTATTTTCCTTTTTTCTATTAAATTTTTCTTCCTTCTTTTTCTCTCTTAAAAGTTCAAGTTCTAATGTTTTTTCTTTATCCTCTATTCTCGCTTTCTTTATTTTTTCTATTTGAGCAGCTGCCACACTCAACTCCTCTATTGATTTATCAAACAAATAAGAAGAAAAAGTTTCACGCCGAAAAAACATCACAGAAAGAGAACCGGCAGATGACCCTATAAATATTAACATACAAGCTAAATAAATCACTTGATGACGAGTCAATCGTAGAATATCATTTTCATCAATCATAGTAATATTAACAAGATAAAGAACACTTATTATTGCAACAAAAGTAAATGACAGAAACACTACCATTTTTACACCAAACAATCTCGCTCTTTTAGCCCCATATTTCAATCTCATAATTTATCTCCTTTTTAATATCATCTTTTTAAATATTTAAGATATTCGCCTTTTGTTCTTAAAAGTGAAGCATAATCATATATTTGTTTTTCTGTTTTTTTCAAATGTTTTGCTATTTTTACAACTGAAATCTTTCCATAATTCTTTATAAGATAATTTTTTTCATAATCAGTCCACAATATTCCCTTTGCCATTTTTTACTCCTTTTTCAAAAAGTCTTTCAAAAGCATACCATCCCATAATTACTACTGGATTTCTAAAAACTTTCTTTTTATAAACAATTAACCAATCTGTATCATCTGTTGAATTATTTCTTATCTGTTCTATAGTATTCTTAAAATTGAATTGTTCTGAACTTTTACATTCGATTGAAAATGGAAATCTCTTCAAAGCTTTTCCTCTCAATATTATATCCACTCCTGATTGCCCCATCTCTCTTGAATGAATTTCACATTGATCATCTTGTTGATTATATTTAATTCCCAATAGATTAGCTATTTTATTACAAATCCATTTTTGAAGATTTTTTCCCTTTTCCTTTCTACTTGATATCTTTATTGGAATTAAAGATCTTTTTAATTTTTTATATAATTTTGCTTCAAAAAACATAGAATTTTTAATCATCCCATTACATTCACTTTCAAAATAATTTATCAAATATTCTATTTCTTCTCTTGTAAAATTTATATAATTCATTTCAATCTCCTAAAATCCAAAAGATGCTTTTAATATTTTATCATCTTGATAATAAGAATAAATAATTAAAGCAATCACTTGTCTTGATTTTAATTTTCCTTCCACACTTTCACAAAATTTATTCATATCATTTAATAATCTAACTAAACCTATACAATCTTTTTCCATATCTTCAACTTTACAATCTAACATTTTAGCAGCTATTTCAATATATTCCATTATATTTCCTCATACCAAATAGAAATGATCAAATATGTAGAATCTTTAGAATCCGAACTTACTGATTGTCTCACAAAAAATATATCTATTTCACATTCATTCTTTTTCATCCAATTATTCATTTCTATTTCTAATTCATGTTTATTATAACTTTCAAATATTTTAACTTTTTTCATTATATTTCCTCACTTAATATTTGTGTAATCATAGTTAAACCAAAAGCTGTAAAATAATCCAATTCATTTTCTATTATATCTTCACAAACTTTTAACTTTTGTAATGTTTCTTTTTGACTTTTTCCTTTTGCTATATTATGAATATAAGCCAACCAAACACTGAATAAATCTTTTTTGGTTAAATCAAAATCTTTCAATAGACTTTGTTGTACTTTCTTAATCTTTTTATTTTTATATCTTCTTCTATTGCTTCCCATTTTATCCTCACTCTTTTTTTAAGTTCATTTTCCATTTTCTCTGATTCAATCCAATTTATAAGTTCTTCTTTTGTTTTAGATTCACCAAATCTTTTCACAAAGTCTTTATTACATTTTTTATGTGTTTTCAAAAAATTAATCATATCCTCTTTTTTCCCAGTTCCATTTTCTTTTTTATATTCTTTCCATTCTTCCCCAATATTTTTTTCTTTAATAAAATCTTTTAAAATTGAAGCTGTTATTTTTTCACCTTTCCAAACTATCTTATTTGCATCAGTTGACAGTTCTCCTGTTTTAGTTCTCAAATCAAAAAGATAATCAATATTTGCTCCTATATTATCTATTCCATAATCAAACAAAACAGGAAAAACACATTCTCTATATGGTCTTGGTGTTTTACTTTTATCTAATTTTGCTTTTATTATTATACCAATTATTCTATCTCTTCTTTTTATTTTTTTCATATTAGCTAACCACAAAACAGTATTACAATAATGATCTAATGCTTTTCCACCTGATCTTGTGAACTTTTTAAAATTCATAGGATCAATATTACATCTAACCTGACTTATAATACAAAGCAAAACATTCTTGTCATGTGAACTTCCAGCTAAACCTCTAAAAAATTCTTGACTAAAAAATTTAGCTGCTCCCATCTGATAAGATCCTTTCTTAAATTCTTTATCATCCTCCCATTTTTTATATCTTTCATTACTTCTATTTAATATTTCATTACTACTCAATCCATCAAGAGAATCAATCACATAAATACCTACTTCATCTTTTTTAATACTTTCCAAAAACCTTCTATAATTACAATACAATTCTTCAACCGTGTTACTTTTTATTTTTTTATCATCAGATTTTGGTATAATCTCTATTCCATATAATTTTAATGTATCAAAAGTAAAACCACTTTCACAATCATCGTAAATCCATTTAAACTTTTTTCCATATTTATAATATGCATTAGCTATCAATTCACATGCAAGAAATGTTTTGCCACTTGACTTATCCCCTACAATATTAATTATGCGTCCAGCAGGATATCCTTTTCCAATTCCTCCTCCAATAACAATATCAAGAAGATCACTTCCAGTTAAAAATCTTTTTTCAATCTTTTCTGATTTTTGATTCCTTTTCATTATTACATTCTTTATCTCTTTGTTCTTCGTTTTCATTGTAGGCATCAACAAATTCCTCCTCTAAAAAATAATAAATATTTCTAAATCCATATTTATAAGTTTTTATTTTATATTTTTTTAAAATTCTATAAATATTTTCTAATTTAATATCTAATTTATTTGAAATATGTTTTGCTGAAATGTATCCTTCTGGTGGTTCAGATAATCTTGTAATTCTATCCAATCCACTAATATTATATTCAAGATGATGTCCATTCTCTTTTTTTCTTACAAATCTATGCAAAAGACCAAGATATTTAAGACCGGTCTTTGTTAAAGACCGATCTCTACTCTTACAATATTTCAAAGCCTCTGTGGTAGTAAGCCAATTTTTCATTCCTCTTCCTCTGAACAATCTTCCCATTCATCACAATCATCACAATCCTTATATTGATCTACATCTATTCCAAACTCATAACCATGAGGACATCTACTTTTTTTCTTTTTCATTTTTTCTTTTGTTGATTTCTTCTTATCTTTCTTTTTATTTTTTTTAGAAATCTCTTCGTCATTATTTTCTTCATCATTTTCATAAACTTCTTCGTCATCAATTTCATTTTCCTTTTTCTTACTTTTTCTTTTTTTCGATTTTTCTTCTTCTTCATTTTCATCAGCTCCATAAAGTATATCTCGAATCTCTTCATAATTCAAAAGATTAAGACATTCATCAAAACTAACTACATCTTCTTTACAATCCTCTATAGCTTCATCTATCTCTTCACTTCTTTCACGAAATTTAAACGATCGGAACTCTAAATATTCATTTTTACCAAAATATTCAGTTTTTCCTCTAAACTCAATAACACATCCATTATTCAAATCAGAAAAATTAATATAACTGTCATCTTCAGCAGATGCTCTGGATTCATCAATAAGTTCAATTTCAAAAAGTTTATGACTCACACCAAATATTAACACTCCTGCCTCTGGTTTATTCACATTTATTACATTATAAAAAGCTCTTCTTGATGATCTTAATAAACCAGCTTCTTTATCTTTTCCTTGTTCTTTGTATTCTTCTTCTAATTCACAAATAGGACATTTTTTATTATAACTCTTTAATGGACAAACTATATCTTTATCCATTGGCCCAATTCTTCTATGGATATAAATATCCATCACATAATCCTGTTCTCCTATTTCCCATCCTTGTTGATTAGTCGCTACAAGAGGATGTTTTTCTGATTTAATTTCAAATGGTAAAATTACAATTTTATTTCTACCTTCTTTTGGTTTATACCATTTAACATCACCTGATAATGAGAAAACAGTAGTTGAACCTCCTCTCGTTTTATGACTATGTACCATTCGTCTATTAAGACTTGATAAAGATTTCTTTTTTCTCTTCATTATTTAATCTCCTTTCTTATTTAAATTTCTTTTAAGTTTTTTTCTTGCTTGATCCCTTGGATTTTCTCTTTTCCCAACAGGTTTAGAATAATATCCGGCAACATATAAAGTCACTAAATTATTTAGTTCATGTTTACGATGTTCTAATGCTTTTACAGCAGCTTCAAGGTAGTATACCTTTTCTTTTGCTTTTCTCAATTTTTCCTTATATCTTTGTATTCCTGAATTTTTTACCAGCAAAGATTTTATCGTTGATTCAGTAATCTTTATTCCTTCTGGTGGTTTTTCTCTTATAGCTAATTCTACTTCAGACATAACAAAATCTAACTTATCATCAATAATATCTTTTTGTACTTTAGTTGTAGCTAATTCTTCTGCATAATACATATATAAAGAAGGCTGAATTTCACAAGCATCTTCTAATTTAAATTTATTTATTTTTAAATCATTTGATAAATCTCTCTCTTCCATTTTATTTTCTCCTATACTTATATTATAATAATTTAAACCCAAAATTTATAATTATTCTGCACTTTTATAAATATTTTGTAGAGCATTTTTTTGATTGTCTGTAACATGTTCATTTTCCTTAATCCAATCTTTTATTCCTTCAATCGTATCAGAAGCAAAATCATATTCTTCATCAAGTAACATATCATCTGCCAAATCAATATAATCAAGCCATTCGCAATCATTACACATATTATTTCTCCTTTCTTTCAATACGTAATAAACAAGTAAATGAAATATTTAATAATATAAAATCCATTATACCTCTATATATTTGTCTATCTAAAATAGTAACTATTATATTTAAAATTAAAAAAATAAAAATAATTATCAAAAGAAAACCTTTTTTCATTATTCTCCTCCTGAAGATATAACTTGATAACATGCCAAAGTAATTCCAGGCATTCCAGAATTATAAAACGGTTCCGAAAAATATTCCAAAGCTAATCCAGCTTTATAATTCAATCCATTTAAAAGCACTGAATTCATATACCCTAAAACAACTCTTCTTATTTTTTCAGGATCAGTTATCTCCATATTTTTTAATATATCTGAAATATCCCCCCAACTATCTTTTAATAAGGCTCTACATAAATCTATCACTTGACTTTCATTTTCATCTATTCCTTGAGAAATTAATTTAATTGCTTTCTTTTTTTCCATTCCTATTATTTTTTCAAATAATACTAAAGCCCTTCTTGGACTTCCTCCCGAATATTCTGCTATCTCTTCAATAATTTCTTTATCTATTTCTATCTTTTCTTTTCTATTCATTATTCTTAATAATTTACAAATATATTTATAGGATAAAGAAGAAAAATTAAATTCAGTGCATCTATTTTTTAGTGGTTTTATTAATTTCTGTGGATCTGTAGTACATAAAAAGAAATAAGCAATATCAGAATAATCTTCTAATGGTTTCAACATAGCATTTTGAGCAACTGTTGTCATAAGATGAACTTCATCCATAATAAAAGACCAAATATTCCCATCAATAGGATTCATTCTCATTTGTTCTATAATATTTCTTGCTGTATCTATCCCTCGATTATTAGAAGAATTTATTTCCATAACAGATAAATCTTTAGCTCCTATTAAATCAGAACAAATTCTTGCAGCTGTGGTCTTTCCACATCCACTTGGGCCAGTAAAAAGATAACTATGCGGTTTGTCTTTCTTATTAATCATTTTTTCTAAACTCTCAATAATTTCTTTATTTCCTATCATTTCTTGAAATGATTTAGGGCGATGTTTCAAATATAAATTCATTCTACTTCTCCTATTATTTTTCAAATTTTCTTATATAATCCGAATAATATTCTTGTTCCCATGCATAACGACCTCTTTCCCTTCCTCTTTTTCCTCCTAATGAAGCCACTCGTAAATATTTTCTTTTATATCTACCTCCCCCTAACATGGCATAATTTGGATGAATTGGTAAATCATAATAAGCAAGATAAGCAAATACGTCTTCATATTTCCAATAATTTATTGGGGCACATGTTTTTTTAGACATCACACCGTACATTTTACTTCTTAATGTTCTAATAGCAGATTCTTCAGATCTAATCCCTGTAATATAATTTTCACCAAAATCCCGAACAGCGTATTCAAATCCCTTTTCTAAAGTTCCTTTAGCATGTATTATTCCATTGTCATCAACTTTACAATTAATATAATATTCATGATAATTAATTTCTGGGTATTTTTTTAAAAAAATATCCCGTACTTTTTCACAATAAGGATTATAAATAGGATGTACTTTAATCCACACAATCGGAATATTTAAACATAATTTTAAACATAAATTAATAACTACAACACTATCTTTTCCCCAAGATACAGCACAATAATATTTATTTCTAACAACAAAATTTTTAATTGTATCAATAGCTTTTTTTTCTTTTTTATCTATCTTTCTTAAATTAAAATTACATAAATCCATTCCATTTAATTCATCATATAATTTCAAATCTTTTTCTGTATGTCTATCACATTCTATTAACATTTTTGATATTCCCAACAAAAAATAGATAAAGCTACAGGAGATGTCAAACAAAAATCATTTTTTGTTTGTATATAACAAAAATTACCATCATATATTTTTTTTGTAAGAATTATTGATTCTCCTCCTAATATAATAAAATCATATTCTTTTAGATTAACTGATCTAATTTCCTTACCTTTATTTTTCTCTAATAATAAACCTTTTCCAAATGAAAAATTTAAAGTACGATTAATTCTTATTCTTTTTGCAGAAAATAATCTATTATCATATTTACCACAATCAACTAAAAAAATATTTTCAAATCCAAAACTATAGGCAGTACGTATGCATCTGTTCAATCCTCTATTTACTCGATATAAATAAATCAACATAATTATAATGGAAAAGCTATATTCATAAAACGTCCTGGATGCCAATAAGGAGGAGATACCGCTCCATATTTAATTGTATAACCTATAACATCGTCTTCAATTAAATCTTTTGGCATATTTCTCATCAATATCCGTTTATTATCTTTTTTAATAAAAAAAGAATAATCCTTTTCTACATCTTCCACTTCCCATTTTAACACAATTCCAAATCCCTGTTTTCGCTTTGTCCCTATTGATGATATATTTTGTAATATTTCTAATACACTATTTTTTGTTCCACAACAAAACCATACAATCTTTTTTACTAACTTTAATCTAATTGGAATACGTCTATCTTTATATATTCCAGATGTTGCTGAAATAGATTTTCTTTCCATATTTAATAATAAAAAAAATAATTCTGATTCAAAATGATAACAAAAATCTTCCCTAAATTCATAATTACATATATAAATAGGATTTGATGAAAAATAAATGGGCATATTATTATATCTAATACTTCGCAATGGTATTCTAGGTTCTTTGAATTCACTTATTGGATCTCCTCTACTCAATTTCTTACCAAATATACATAATCTTTGTTTAAATATAAGTTCATTGCAAAGTAAAGCATCTAATTGAGGAGCATCCTCACATAAAGGAGAACATAATTCACATATTACTTTAAAATTATCACTCACTAAATAAACTTCCTGTCATATTATTTTTATTTTCTTTTTTTGGAAATATTTCATCCAACCAATTTATCATTTCATTTTTATATTTTTGAACATGATCAATATACATTTGAACACAATTAGATATATCAATTTCCTTATTTTCTAAAAAACAGGATAAATTTACTTTTCCATGTCCTTTAGCAATCATACCCCCCAATGTACTGTAATTTTCAGACCATAATTGTAAACAATGAAAAATACATCCTATTTCAATTTCAGATACATATTTTGTAGCAAAACCATGAAAAAAGAAACTATTACGATTAACTTGTTGTCCATTATATATCATAAGATTAGATTTTTCTCTATTTTCTATTACATTAAAATTTTTAATCAATTTACCAACACTTTTTATATTTTTCATATCACCACGAGTATATTGATATTTACCAACAAACATATCAGCAGGAAATAATTTTTTATTAATATAATATTCTTCCGGTAAATACTTATTAATTGTTTCCCTATTTTCTTCACATATAAGTAAACCTCTCCATACATCTAAACTACCAGAAATTATCTGATTTTTAAGACAACCTCCTAATAATCTATATAATGGAAACAACTCTTCCATAAGTGCAATTTTCTTCAAATTAGTAGTTGTTTTCGTTTCACAAAGAGTTCCACCATACATCATAAAATTCAATTGATCAAATCCCATTTTTCCTTCTATTTCCATCTGTTCAATTAAATATAAAGATCCGGGATGTCTTAAAATTCTGTGCCTAATACTATTACCAGATATAACAGGGATATGAATAATTCTTTTATCATAAAAAATAGGTTCTCTATTAATTAAAGACTCATTACCTGATGTTTCCATCATATGAGTAAGAGGACTTAACAATTCCATTAAACAGTATATTTTATATGTTTTTATCATTTTAATTCTCCTTTCTTTTTTTCTTTTTTTCTCTCCTCCCATTTTTGTCTAGCATATGCAACTAAAATATAATATTTATTTTGACATAAAGTAATAAATTTTATTTTCCACCCATCTGATTTTTCAATTACAAAAGATAAAAAAGAACTAAATTCAGAATTACTAGCGACTTTATTTCCTTCTGCTTTAATATACTCTAATACAAAATTAAGAAAAGATTCAAAATCATTATCACACTTTGTGGAAGCAGAATAAATTCCATGGGATATACGATCCCATAATGTTTTCCTATCTAAGGAATCGGAGAAAAAAACAGGTAATAATGAAATAAATTTAATACATTCATTTTTAATTTTTTCCTCTACTTCTTCATTTTCTTCATTCATCAAACAAAATAAACCCGCTATTTTCTGTCTGAATTCTTTTTGACTTTTCAATAAAATAATACTCATTATAACACTCCTTTTTATTTTTTGATAAAAATATAGCTAACTCCATTAGCTTTTCTTCTTTAATAGAAAAAAATTGATTTAATAAAGATTCCGAAACATTTGGTAAACTATGTTTAGAAATTTTGAATTTTGAATATTTCAAAATGTTAATTTTTCCACAAAAAGCTATTATTCTCTCACATAATTCTATTCTATCTTTTAATTTTTTTACATTAACAAATACTGATTCTTCTTCAAATTGTAATACATAATCATCTCTTGAATAAGATACTAATGACCTGAATATTAAATGTTTTTTTCCTTTATCAGAAATAACAATAGCAAAAGGAGGTTTAGGAGGATTTAAAACTATTTCTTTTATCTCTTTAATATGTCTTTTTGAAAAAGCTCTTTTTTTCTTCTTAGTAAGAACCCAAGAATAGGTACGAGCTGATTGATTAGTTTTAATTTCTCCATCAGGCATTATCAATTCCTCTATACTTTTATCTGTCATACTAAAATAACATCCTTTACACATATATAACCCATCTGGATTTTGTAATAAATCATAATTAGTAAATGTTTTTTTAATAAAAGAAGAAACCAAAATCTTTTTAGAACAATCAGAATTACAGAATACGCACTTTTCTTTACCAAAATCATTAATATACAATTTACTTGCTTTCATTCTTTTTCTCCTTTTAAATATCCTTGATCTTCCATTTCAGCCCAATTTCCATTTATAGCTGATCTTTCTTTTTCTATTTTTAATGGAACAATAATCCAATCCCAACATTCTGGTATTTTTTGTGTTCCATAATACCAAACTAAATAATCAAACTCTTCTTCATCATCTGGATAAATATCAGCTAACATGGAATCGTGTATTTGTCCAATCAAAAAACTTTTATTAAATTTTCTACTTTCTTTCATTACTTGATTAAATGTCCATAAAAGGATATGAAAAGCAGATCCCTGAATTCTATAATTTATAATTTCATTTCTTTTCATAGGCCCTTTACATCGAAAACCTGTAAATAATTCCACATATTCTTTTTTTTCATATTCTTTTATAGTTTTCTTTTTCCATTCAGCATATACAGGAAATTTATCTTCCCAAAATATTCTCTCAACTTCCATAACATGATCTTCAAATTGATCATAATTTTTAATTCCATTTTTTTTTAATCTATCTTTAGTATCTTTCTCAATATTCTCCCATAAATTAGGAGTCACATCCTCATAATAACTACCATAAAACTCCGGAAATACAAATTTATTTTTTGCTGTATATCTTTCATAACTATTAACTTTTTCTTTAGAACACATAAATAATTCTGCTGCACAATCTCTATGCATATCCGTAGAATCATCTTTAAGATATTTTATTAGATTTGGATCTTTGTTATAGCATGCAGCTGTGGAAACTTCCATGCCTTTAAAATCATATTCAATCAACTTATTTCCTTCTCTTGGAATAATAAGACCGCGAATCATTTTTTTCGCTCTTTTATTTCTTTTAAAAACATTCTGTAAGTTAGGTGAATTACAAGAGGATCTATAAGTTTTTACTCCCCTACCTTTTCCACTCGTCCCCAAATTAAAAAATGGATGTAAAAAATCATTAACTTGCTCTCTTTCATATTGAGCAAAATAAGTGCTTGATATTTTTTCCCATTTTCTATATCTCAATATATTTTTAACAATTGGTAAATCAATTTTTTCAAGAACCTCCTGATCAACAGATGAATTTCCTTTAATTGTTTTTTTCATAACATCTAATTCAAGACAATCATATAACAAATAAGATAATTGTTTCGGACTTGTAAACTCAAATTCTTTCTCTCTATCCCATTTTTTTAATTCTTCACTATCCATTATTTTTTTCTTTATAATTTCTAATTTAGTCTTTAATTTAACTTTCTGTTTTTTCATTAAATCTAAATTAATTCTAACTCCATTTAATTGTGCTTGTAATAAAGATTGAAATCCTTTCATAAATAAATTAAATCCATCTTTTAATATTCCTTTAATTTTATATAATTGATTTTCATATAATTTATAAGTAAATAAAGAATCCAAAGCATTGTATTTTAATAATTCCTTAATAGGAACATTCTCAATTAAATTAAAAGCATTAGCTGATTTTATATCTTCTCCTTTTTTCTTTCCTCTAATATATTTATCAATTTCATTATCATAACCTAATACTCCAAATTTTACATATGTCCAGAATTTCAATTTTGTTGTTTTTCTATTATCTATAATAGATTGAGCTATCATAGTATCCCAATACCAATTTTTAACTGAAAATCCTAAAATCTTTTTAGTCCATAATCCTTCAAATCTTGCATTATGAGCTATACAAAAAGTTTTTTTTGATCCAATTAATTTTCTCCATTCTTTTTTAAAATCTTTATTTTCAAAAAATGGAAAAGCAAAACTTAATATTCCATCAGAAATAGAACAACAAATAATTTTATGTCCCTCTCTATGAGGTTTTAATCCAGTAGTTTCATAATCAAAAACTACTATATTTCCATTTGCTTTAATATTTCTCATACATTCAATGGCATCTTTTTTATCTTTATATGTAATTACATCTTTTTCATAATTATGAATATAAAATGGTTTTTCAACTATTTGTATTGCTTTATCAATAGATTTTTTCCATATTTTTTTTAAAACAATATCCCATTCATTTCTTAAAATGTAAGAAGGATGATAAACAGGACAAATCCAAACTTTTAACTCTTGATCTGGTATAATCTCACCAACCCAATCCGAATAATTAACATTTTTAATTCTACCAGAAATTCTTTCACCTAACAAACTTTCCAAAGCTATCTTTCCCATAGGAATAATTACTTTTGGTTTATATTTTTCTATAGTTTCAAAAAGATTTTTTCTACAACATTTTATTTCTTTATTATTTGGAGTTCTATTGTTTTCAGGATGACAACAAATTGCATTTGTTTTCCAAAAATCCTCATCTAAATCTAGATTTACATCTTCTAAATAATCTCTTAATAATTGGCCTGATTTTCCTATCAATTGGATATTTTTTTCATCTTCTTTTTTTCCGTTAGCTTCTGCCACAATAAGTATTTTCTTTTTTCCTTTTCCAGTAGATTTCATTTTTGGAGAAAGACAATTTTTATATAATCCACAATCTTCACAAGTATATTTTTTTTGTTTTTTATTTTTCTGTTTAATCTCTTTTTCTGATAATTCAAATCCTTTAAAAAATCCTTGTTTCATATTACATTTCAAATAAAGTATTTTCATCTCTTTTATTATTTACAAATAAAAGATTTTTGATGGCTTGTTTATAATAATTTTTATCCAATTGCTTTTTATTTTCTAAAAATCTATTGTAACTATTCATTTTTATCTTTAATCATTGGCTCTATTACATGTACAGAATTATTGTTTTTATTACCTTTTAATATTACTGCCTCATTAACACTATTAAATTTTATACAAATAAAATCTTCTTCAATAATACTTATAGGATCATATATAAAATTATAATTAAAAACTATTTGCCCCTTCTCTCCATTATATTCACAATCAATTATTTCATTTCCTTCTCCTAATAATCCTTTAGATTTTATATTTAATTTATTCTTTTCAAATTCCAAATATAAAGTTTTATTATCATCTATCATCAAAGAAACCCTATCTATAGCCTTTTTTAATTTCTTTCTATTTATTATTATTTTATTTTCCAAATCTACAGAAATTATTTTATCATATGAAACATATTCCCCATTAATAAGAGATGAATAAAATTTATAATTATCAAATTCAATATATATAAATCGATCATCAATAAACAAAGACAGATCATCTTTCTTCAAATAATTTTTAATAATATTTAAAATTTCATAAGGAATAATTATATTTTTTTCCTCTTTTTTATTTTCAATATCTAAAAATATATTAGATAATCTTTTTCCGCTAGTAGCAGTCATAATCAATTTACTTTTAGTTTTTTCTAAATAAACACCTGTTAATATTTGATTAGAATCATCTTTAGAAACCGCAAATAAAACATTATTAATCATTTTTAAAAAATAATTTTGTTTTACATTTATTTTATATTTTTTTTCAACTTTTGGTAAAGAAGGAAAACTATTTATATCAGTTTCAAATATATCCATCTTAAATTTGACAGTATTTTCCTCATTTCTAATATAAAAATAATTTTTCTTTAATCCACATTCTATATATCCATTATCCATTTTTCTTAAAATAGATAATAATTTATCTGTTTTTACTAAAACTTTTCCATCTGTTCCTTCATCTACTAAAAAATTCATAATTCCACTACTTTTTAAATTAGTAAATTTAACAATTATTTCATTATTTTTTATCTCCAAATAAATAGAAGATAAAATTAATAAAGAACTTGTTTTCATAACTATATTAGAAGCCACTTCAACAGCTTCTAATAATTTAATTTTCTCACATTTAAATTTCATATTATTCTCCTTAATTTAATATTTTAATTCTTATTTTTTCACCAATTATATTGTTATTTCCTGCACCAATCTTATTCAAAAGATTTAATATGTTTTCATCTTTAATCCAATAATGGGTATTTCCATTTTTACATACTTTTATTTTCATATACTTATTTTCATATTCATTTAATTTATTTTTTCTCATATAATCTTTAATAGGCTCTTCAGGCACTCTTTCATTATCTAAAATATATAAACATTTCTCTAAATCATCAGTTATAGTTACGCCAGATCTATAAGAAAAAATATAAGCATAATCATAAGTTGTGAGAATAAAAAATTTATTTATACCTGAATTATTTCTTTTTTTCTTTTTCTGATTATAATAAGAAGACCCTCCAGTAAAATAATAATCATTCATTATCTTATCAAAAACAGTTTCAACTAACACTCTAATATTTTCATATATTAATTCTTTCAATTGTCGAACCCATCCTAAAGCATTTTTAACTGTAAAATCTGGAATATTATTCTCTTCAATATCTTTTAATAATTTATCATATGAAGTACATAACATATATTTTTTTAAATCAAATATATTTACAAGATAATACCAACATTTTCTATTTATATATTTTTTATAATCATCCCCATATTTATATTGATTATATTTAAATTGAATAGGATTAAATCCATCTATAGTATTAATAATTTCTTTTGTTTCTTCATGTAATTGCATTATTTTATTACAATTATTCACCATTTTTATTTTCTTCTCTTCTATAGATATTATTATACTTTCTATATCATATTTTTTTATTTCTTTATCTTTCATTTTCTTACTATATGATTTTTAGAATCTATCCAATAAATTATCGGATGATTAATTCTTTCAATAGACGATCTTTCCCAAATAAACCACCCATATGATTGCATCCCAGTCTCATATTTTCCATCTTCTCTTATATTATTTGAAAGCATAGGCATTCTTGTAAAAACATAAATTTTAGTTAACTGAAATAAACTAATCACATTAAAAATATTTTCAAATCTCCATTGTCCTTGCAAATATCCTAAAGGCATTAAAAAACAAAATTTAATTGTAGTAATCTCTTTTGCTTTTAAAATAAATTGATTAGCTTTATTGAAAGGGGGATTGGTTATAATATAAGTATATTTTTCTTTCTCTTCTAAAAAATCCCTTCCTTCTTTAATATCATAATATTTTAATTTACCAAAATAGTTCTTTTTAATTATTTTAACAATTGCCTTTTCTCCACAAGCCGGTTCAAGCATAGATGTTTTATCATCAAAAACTTCATTATCAAATAAAGATTGAGTCATTAAATAAGGAGTTTGATATGTATCTCCTTTCAATCTTTTTCCTTGATTTATTTTGCTAAAACATTTTCCTTTATTTTTCATCTTCTTTCTCCAACAAAACCTCATCTACATATTTACTATCTAAATAAGGACGACCTATTTCTAAACACTGTAAAACTAAAGCTTGTTTATAATTTCTTCTACCATCTCTCTCAGCTAATTGTTCTATTCTAACAGCTTTTATCTTTTCATCTGCTTTACTTTTGTTAATAGCTATCATTTTAGAAACATGTGCAATTTTTCGTATATCCTCTGCTATGTTTTCCTCTTTGGCATCCTTATGAAAAGCTGCTCTACCTGCTTGACTTGCTGTGATTACAAGAGCATTTCTTTCTTGTGCCATTCTTCTCAATTTTTTCCATATAACATCTATTTGTTGACGATAATCTGATCTTGAATATTTTGATGGGGCCACAATATCAGCATAATCCACAATTATAACATCAGGAACATAATTCTCAAAATAATAAAAATTATCTAAATATGCTTCCAAATCTTCTATCGTTGCTGAATAAGCTGGTAGAGTTACTATTTTCAAATCACCTGATCTAAAAATAGTTTTTAACTTTTTCTGTTCCTTCTCTATATTTGAAACATTTACTCCCTTTTTCTTTTTCTTACTCATTATCACTTTCCATCTTTTCTTTTTATCAGTATTTGTTTTTTCAAATCGTGGAATTAAAATTGATCCAGATATTCTTGGCATTCCAACAAGTAATTGCCATCCCCTTCTTAATATTTGATTTTGTGTCATCTCTAATGTAAATATTATCGTCTTATAACCATAAGCCGCTGCTGTTTCTCCTATATAAAGTTGAAGCCAAGTTTTTCCCTTTTTTGCGGCAGCTAAAAATGACACTAAATCTCCTCGAAGAAATAATCCACATACTTCCCCAAACACTCCAGGAAATTTAAACATTATCTCATTCTCTTCAAGAAAGGCAGATATAATAGCAGAACTATCTTTTAACAAAGATACTCCAATTCCACTTATTTTTTCAACTCTATTATATTCTATAATATTTTGTTCCCCCTTAAGCGGATTTCCTTCAATAATAGAGGATTCCAATTTATCTTTTAATATTTCTAATGATCTTATTTTCAAATAATGAATAGCATTCTTAATTAAAAAATCAATATTTTGTTCTTTTTCTATCTCCTCCCATTCTTTAGATAGAAAAGATAAAAAATCTGAAACATCTTCACGATCATCTTCGTCTTGAATAAATGTTCCTTTTTGATAAAAAATATTTTGGATTTGTTTTCCAGGAGCAATTTTAAATTCATTCCAATATTCTAAAATCCATCTACTTATTAATTTTCCATATTGTGATTTAAAATATTTTGGTTGAACTATATTTGATATTTCTTTTAAAAATCTGGTTGATACAATCATATTAATTATAATTTGTCTCTCCTGAAACAAATCAATCTTCTTCCTTTTCATAAATATTATTAAGATTTCGTATATCTTTTATATTTTTTAGCTTCTTGATGTAAATCGTCCAATACTTCTTTTACATCTTCATTTTTATCTATATCCGCTTGTAATTCTATATGAAGAGTTTCATAATTACCTAAATTAAAAACTCTTCTTAATGTCACTTGTTTAATTGTCATATTCTTTCTCCTATACTATTAAATAAGAATCGGGAAGTAATAGATTTGCAGTCTTAATTTTTAGGAACTTCCTTTGATCCCAATAATTTCTAAAAAAGTCGGAAAGTAAGTAAACACCCATAGTTTTTATTTATAGGAACTTTCTTTGACTTATCATTAAAAACAGAAAGTAAAAAATTTCAAGTTTTTTATTTATAGGAACTTTCTATGCTTTTATTTTAAAGACAAAAAGTAATTTAATAGAGGATCTCTCCTCCATAATCTATTCATAGGAACTTTTTATGTCTTTATTATAATATCCAATAATTTATCTTTTGTTAGATTTTTAGGTGATAAATCAATATCACATTCATTTTTCTTAGTTACATCTCCTATCATATCATTTAAATTCATTAAATTACTATAAAAATCTTTTAAATAATTTCTGCAATGTTTCATATATTCATTATCACTTGATGTTATTGACATTCCTATGTTTGTTTCACAAAAATAAAATATACTTTTATTTTCATCTATTTTTACTAATCCTAATAATTTCTGTTTTCTTTTTATTTCAGTATTTATATTTATCAATATATTTTCAGGATTAACCATATAATTCTTTTCAATCAAATTTATTTTTTCATCTGCAATAAATATTCTAAAAGGAACTGGAATATCTTTTTCTTCGTATTTATTATAATTATAATAATTTAACATCACTAAATAAATACCGGGTTTATTTTTTTCTATGTAATATAATTCAGAAGCTCCATCACAAGCATCTGTCATATCCCCAGAAAACAATATACTTCTTTCTTCATTTCTATATCTTGCATCCCATCCAAATTTACTATCAACAGATAATAAAGACAAATCCAAATCAATTCTATTTTTATCAACATTCTTCCAGTACACCCCAAAAACCATATTCTCTTTCACAGTTATATTTGTACCTAATGGAACATTATCAGAAAATTGTTTTTCAGAAGATGGTAAAGTATACTTTATATAATCTGGTATATATATTTTCTTATTTCCTATGATCTCTTTTATATCATCCTTTATACTCTTTTCTATTATTTCATATATATTATCATAATAATCTTTATCTCTCTTTTTATTTTCTGTAGAATAACTTTTTCCATTTCTTATTCTGTATACAATTGAACCACTATTTAACATTCTATATTTTATAGCATTTGCTAATCTTATTTTTCTGAAAATATTAACCTTATTAAGTTCTTTCTTGAAAAAAAGTATATCTATATACTTTTGATTTGTTATATTATTTAGATAATCTTGTTTCATCGGTCTATGATATTTCTTTGCTAATTTTCTTATTCTATTTATTATTTTATTTGTTGTTGGGGTTCCTTTCATTGCTAAAAATAAAGGTTTGAATCGATAAAATATACTGGCTAATTTTCTTTGACTATGTTCATCAATTTTTAACAGAGAAAATATTTTCTGATTTTCTTTTATCTTTTCTATTAACTCTTTATTTTTAATCAACAAAGTTTCACCTGTCATTTTATAAATAATATATCTCAAATATTCAACTGGATCATCTGGTACTAAACTTAATTTATCCATTATAATTGATTTTATTTCTTTATTTTTTATATTTCTAACATCTTCATTATCAAATCCAATATCATTATCAGTAATAATATTTACAATATCTTTAATAGTATTTTCATCAAGAGCAATTCCAGAACACATCATTTTCATTAATTTTTCCTTTAATTCTTCTTTAGTAATTCCTTTTATAACAATCAACTCAATTTTATCTATATCTATTTCTGGTAATTCTAATTTCTCTCTTGGAATATATACAGATTCGCTATTATAAATATTTAGAGATTCAAAACCATATGTAGTTATATAATGGATAATTTGCTCTAATACAAGCTGTTCTATATTTACATCTCTGATTTTCTGCCATGATTTATGAAAAGAACTATTTATTTGTTTTGCAGAAAGTAAAAATATCTTTTCTGCCATATTTATTATAGAATCAATATCCTTATATTCATTTCCAACATCAGGAGTATATAATATTCCTTTTCTAATATAAGGAGATCCTGTAACATTTTTCTGTTTTACTAATACTGATTTAAATAATTTCATTATTTCATACATTTTATTCCCCTATACTTATATTATAATAATTTAAACACAAAATTTGAAAAAAACTTTCAAATTAGGCATGGTTTTTTTATCCTGCCTTTTTAATACGTTCTATAGAGATGGTTTTCTCTCTTCCCTTGACTCGCTCTATTTTCTTGGTTTACTCAAATCTCCTGGCTCGCTCAAGAACAATGGTTTACTCCTTATTTGTAGCTCGCTCAATTATCCAGCATGTTTTCTATTCAAATATTCATCAGCATATGGATCTCTAACTGGTAATCCTTCTAACGTCCTCCACGCAACATATAAATCTTTCAAAAACATCTTTATCATATATCTTTTAGCTCTGTTATTTATATGACTAGCATATGGTTTATTTTTATCGGTTGGATTTTTTGACTTACATAATCCTCTTTTTTCTTTTTCCTCATCTGTTAAGGACACCAATCTAAAACGATAATCATAGTAAAACTTACTATATGGGGATGATGCTTTTAAAAAACTTCCTGCCAAAACACCTAACAATCTACACTTTAAAAACTGATTATATGGACATAAAAATCCTTTTGTTTTTTTATCTTGTCTTATCAAAATATTAGAGGTTTTTATATTACCAAGTTTTCCAGTTTTCCCAAATACTATACCAGGATTTATCCCTGCAAAAGCCCATAATTTTGAAACTGTATTAGCTTTTTTAATATCAAATTCAGTGATAATTACCGCTGCCATTATTGGGCCCACTCCTATAACATCTTCGAAAAATCCTTTCCACAGAGTATGTATGTTCACTTCTTTTCTGATTTCTTTTTCAATTTCTTTCTCCACAGTTATTATTTCTTTTCTTCTTGTGTATAAATAAGCCAACATTATTTCATCTCTATCAGGAGTTTTCTTCTTTAATTCCCCATCTTTCTTAATTCCTAATCTTCCATCCATAGCTATTCTTTCATTACTATAATCATAATATTGTCTTATCAATATTTTCAGTGAATTCTCAACTTTTTTATCTTTTAACATTATACACCTGCCTTTTTTAAAATCCTTATTATTTCTTCTTTCAGTTGTATAAGATTTGACACTGTTTTTTCTGTTAGTTTAACATTATCAGCTTTTAAAGCATATAACAATAAAGCTATATTAACAGAAGCTTTACATCCATTAGCCGATCTTGCATGTATTTCTTCATTATTTGTTAATGGTCTATCCAAATCACTTAAATCAGAAGCACCATTCGCCAAAACTAAAGTTTCTCCTTTTTTAGTTTTTGCTATTCTTGATTTATAAAACTTTTTTAAAGTATCTTCATCCATTCCTATTATTTGTGCAATAACTGGAAAAGGATATTTAAATCGTCTTGCTCTTAAAATCACATGAGCTTTATCTTGTGGGCTTAAAGGTAATCCATGAACAGAATTTAGTCTGGCAGATTCCATAAACATTTCTGCATCATTTTTAAATTCTCTCAATTTAACAGTGATATCATGCTCTTCACCAAATAAATCTCTATAAACTTTTACTCTGTGAAAACCATCTATTATTCTATAATCAGCTTTATTAACTATAATAGACGGAAGTTTCAACCCAGCTTTTATAGCTTGTTTCATTCTTGTTATATTCGTAGAATCTAAAAATTCCACCTTATAACGTGGCCATAAATTCCAGTCAAGGATCAATTCCCCAACTTTTAATTTTTTTGTAGTATCCATCGGATATCCCCTATAAAATTATTTAATCATTATATAATGATCATTTACAAAAATACGCTCTCATGCGCTGGTTTACTCACTCGGCCTGGCTCGCTCTCTTTTATTGGTTTACTTTCACTATATAACTCATTCTTTATCTTTGGTTTACTCTACTCATCAGATTCTTATTTACATTATAATTTCAAACCATTAAATATTTCAATTAAAATATCCTTTTTAAAAAAATTTTCATTCTCCTTTCCATCTATCACTTTACTAATTGTATCATGTTTACTTTGCAATAATTTTACAATATCTTTTTCCAGAGTCCCTTCCCCAATCAAATAATAAGCAGATACCGAATCTGCCTTTTGCCCAATTCTATGAACTCTATCCTCAGCTTGCTCATGATCTGCTGGTGTCCATGAAAATTCCAAAAAACAAGTAGCAGAAGCAGCTGTCAAAGTTATACCAATTCCAGCTGCTTTTATCTGTCCTATGAATAATTTTGTTTCTGAATCATTTTGAAATTGATCAACTAATCCTTGTCTATCATCAGATTTTACACTACCATCTATTCTAACAGTCTTCACTTTTGAAAAAGCGGCTTCAATATCATCTAATACTTTAATGTGATATCCAAATACAACTAATTTTTCTCCAGTAGAAATATAATCTTTAATCCAACTTATAACTGAATTCCTTTTTGCTCCATAAGCAAGACCAGAAATAAATTCCATTCTATTTTTTATTTCAACTATACTTTTCTTTTCATCCTCACCTGCCCATTCCTTTATATTCTCAATAGCATCCAAATATTTTTCATATTCTAATTTTGAACATTCAAGTGGTACAACTATTTTTCGTTTTTCTGGTAAATCCTTTAGTACTTCTTTTTTCTCTCTTCTAATCATAAGAGGTTGAATAATATTATGTAATTCTTTCCAATTTGTTACCCCTTTAAACTGCCAGCCAAAACCATTATATTTAGGATTGCAAAATCTATATAGATATTTATACTCATTAGGAAAACATTTTTTATTTAAAAGATTCAGAACTGTAAAGAATTCTCTTGGACTATTTCTTATTGGTGTACCTGACAGAAATATTCTTTTATCCACTTTCCTTGCTATTTTTTTAAATGCTTCTGTCCTCAAAGATCGACCATTAGAAATATATTGACATTCATCAGACAGTATTATAGCAAACTTTTTCTCAATTAAAACTTCTTTCCAACTGTCTAAAATATCATAATTAATAATATAAAAACAAGATAATGTAGTATTATAAGGAGTTTTCCCTGATAAAATATTTACATCTTCATCTTTATAATCTGTCCATTTTTCAATCTCTCTTTTCCAATTCAATTTTACAGAAGCAGGACAAACTATTAAAACGGGTTTTAATTCTGGATGGATTATAAAATAACCTAATACCTGTATTGTTTTTCCCAAACCCATAGCATCAGCTATCAATCCATTACCTTTTCTACTTTCCAAAAACTTTATGCCATCTATTTGAAAAGGATAAAATTCTTTTGATAATTTTTTTTTCAATTTTATTTTAGAAAAATCTTTTTCTTTTTTCTTTTCAAAAAGTATAAATACAGATTCATCCATATCAAAACCAAATTTTGCAAGTGATTCTATATTTTCTTTTGTAGGAGGAGCTATCCATGTTCTTGAATTAGAATGAAATTGTCTGCCATATAATGTTTTTACATTATTAAGAATATTATAAAATTCTGTTTTATCTTCAGAATTAAATTTTATTTTCAATTCTTTATTCTCATATTTAACTATTTTATTCATTCTTTATTCCTGATGTATAAAATATTTCCTCTGTTGTTTTATCTGAATATTTCGATAGATGATAAGATCTATTATAAAAGAACATTACCAATGCAAAAAATAACACAGCATAAATAACAGGTATTCCCCAAATATTACTCCCTATATATTTCATATATATTGATAATCCAATTAATACACAAACTATTATCAACAATAAAATTATAATTAACATTATTTTACCTCTTTCATATTCCAATCTCTTTTTTCATTTCTTTTGCTTCATTAAAACTAAAATCTCCAGGATCACAATTGTCTAATTCAATTATCTCAACTTCAACTTTATACTGATTTAACCAAATAGCTGCTTTCTCTGCTTTCTTCAAAGCTTCTGATTCTGGATCAAATAAAAAAAACACCTTCTTATAATTTTTTAACAACCTTAATTGTTCTTTTTTAATAATTGTTCCAAGTGTCGCTGCAAAATTACTTCCAAAACGCCATACATCAAACACACCTTCAACTACACCAATAATATCACGTTTACAATTATCAAGATTATATAATATAGTTTTAGGATTTATTATACTTTCATCTTTAGATAATGTAATATATCTATTTTTTTGCTTATCTGTTATATCTCTTCCCTGAAACGAAACAATTTTATTTTTATATATTATAGGAATAATAATTCTATATTTCCAATAACCAATAATTCCAGTTCCTTTTATTTTGTATTTATTTATTAAATGATTTGGATTAAAATTTCTCTTTCTTAAATATTTTTTATGTATTTCTTGTAATTCATCACCAGGCAATTCGATTTTATCAACTTGTTTTTTATTTTCTTTTTTATTTAATAATTTTAGTAAACTATTTCTTCCAGAATATTCTCTAATAATATCTTGGGCCTCTATATAAGAAACACCCGCTAATAAGCATACTATACTCTCCAATTCTTTATGACCGCACATCCAACAATTATAATATCCTTTAGCTAAATTAAACCCGCCATGATTACTATCATCTCCACAACTCGGACATCTAATATTAATCCATCCTCTCTGTACATTATTTCCTTCCGTCCAATATTGAATTCCATAATCTGTTAAAAATTCAGCTACATTAAAAATCATAACAATATTCTTTCCTATTTTCAGACCACCATATTTTTATCTTTTCCCATGCTCTTATTACTCTTGATTGAGTCCAATTATATTTTTCTGTAAAATAATTTATTGTTGAATATTTACTTGCTTTTTTTCTTCTTTGGTTATTTAAAATATAATCTAATACCTTTTTTACATCTTCTGATAACTCTGTATTTATTTGATCATAAAACTCTAAAATCTTACAAAATTTATCAAATATTTTATCTTTCCCTTCATCTATATATTCATAATCATTATTTATATTCTTTTTTAAATATAAATTTAAATAACCATTCAATCTTGTATATAAATAAGTAGAAAATGATGATTTAGTATTATCATATTTTTCTAATGTTTCACAAAAAATCAAATATGCTTGAGCTTCAACATCTTCATATTCTACTTTATATTTATTCGAAAAATAAAAAGATACTTTTCTTATCATATTTTTATAATCTTTTAAATCTGTTCCCTTTCTTGTATTTTTTTCTATTCTCCAGGATCTTTTAAGAGCATAATTCATACCCACATTTTTTGACTTTTTATATTTCCATGCTCTTTTAAATATTCTTGATTTATTATATTTCAAAATATACTCCTTGAAAATTTATTTATAATTCCTCAATAATAATACAATCAGCTTTTACCATAATTTTTTTAAACCTATCTCCTGTATTTATAATAATTCTACACAAGTTATCCGCTGCTCCTGTTTCAATATTCATTTTTCCCTGATATTCTTTTACAAGAATTCCTTTATCAAAAATTTCAACTTTTCTTAAAAGTCCTTCAATTCTTGCTATTCTGTCTTTTTCTCGCATTTCTTGTTCCATTTCACTACAACCTATAATTATTATTCCCATTAATACCAAAATAATAATACTTAATTTAAAAAATTTATTTTTCATATTTTTCCTCCTTAATTTATTATATTTTATATATCAAAAAAAGTAAAGTATTTTTTAAGATGTTTTACTTTTAAGATATCCATTTTCTTTCTCCAATTTCACTCTAAAAATCTTATCTGAATTATTCATAATTTCTTCATCATGTGTTACAATTATCATTTGTAAATTCAATTTTTTACTCAATTTATTTAAAATTTCTCCTGCTTGATTTCTTAAGTTCTTTGAAATATGTTTAAATGGTTCATCAAAAATAATTAAATTATCTGTTTTACTCAATGACCATGCAGCAATTCTCAAAGCAAAAGCAGTAATATCAACTACACCTCCACCAGTAGCATCTATAGGATTAACCGGCTGATCATCCTTTAAATAAATTAAATCAGCTTCTGTCTTTCCTCTTTTAATTTCAAATTTAACTCGAAATTCATACTCTTCAAGATTACAAGCATCTAACGCCATTTGAACAATATCTTCAATGTGATATCTTAATTTTTCCTGAGTTTCTTTTGCTACTTTTTGGATAAATATTTGAGCTTTTTCTATAGAAATTATTCTACTTTCTAATAGTTTGATTTTATTATCATAACTATTTTTTTCTTTTTGTAATAATTCTCTTTTTCCTATTTGTTTATTTAATAAGTCTGAATATTTATTTATTGTTTTCAACAAAATAACCTCCTATTACTCCGTGTATAAAATTATTATCAGGAAAATCAATATTTAATAAAATTCTTGATTTAAACAATAAATGTCTTAAAATATTACCTTTTTCTGTTTCTTTTTCTGTTTCTTTTTCTGTTTCCTTTTGCATAGTCATTTTCATATTTTCAATAAATTCAGGATCAATCCAATTTTTACCATAATTATAGATTTTTATATATTTTATGTTTTTTTATAATCAAATAAACCCCATTTATGCATTTTGGAAGATTCTTTATCAGATTCTTTTTCTTTCATTATATCTTCAATCCTTTTCATTATATTATCTCTCTTTTTTTCAAGTTTATTTAATTCATTTTTTAATTCCTGCTCTTTTTTTTCGGCTGATTCTAAATCAAAAAATCCATATTTTTCATTCCAATTTTTTTCTATTTCCTCCATCACTCCTTTTGCTTTTGCTTTCTTTTCTTTCAAATCTTCAATTTTATCTTTCAAATCTTCAAACTCTGTTGTTGTCATATAATTTTACTCCTTTCAAATATTTTGTTCTTTCTATTCTATTCATAGAATAATATCCCTTCTTTAATACTTTATAAAGAATTTCATTTTTATTATCTTTCAATTTAATTTTATTCGCTAATTTTCTTATTTTTCTTGCTGTTATTCTCCTCATTTTATTTCTCCACAACTTTTAATTTAGTCAAATATTCCACTACCAAATCAGCGTCCGGAGGTGTAAATATATCTCCATTATCTTCAATCATACAATCAATATCACAATAACTAAAATTATTTATCATATCTGTTATATAATTTCTAACAATTTCTTTTTGTTGATTTGTCATTTTATTTCCTCTTTATCATAATTTTTATTATATTCTCTCTCTATATCTTGTATTACTTTTATAATTTCAAAATGAGAAACATAATAACTTTTTGTCATTTTATCTTTCATTATTTCCCACATAACCTTATATTTATTATTTATTCTATTATTCCATTTATTTATCATTTTCTCTAAAAGCTTTTCTTTAGTTATATATTTATATTGCTGTCTATATTGAATATTACAGTGTTTACATTTAATAATAACAATATTATTTTTTTCAAAATAAATTTCTATATTATTACTATCACATTTAGGACAAGGATATATATTAGTACATTTATGCATACAAGTATCACAATCTTTTTTCATTATCTCACTTCCTCCATAATCTCTTGAATTATATCAATTACTCCTTTTCCTATCTCTTTTTTATTTTTCAGCACCGCTTTTCTCAAATTATCTTCAAAAGACAAACTAACATTTTTACCTTTCTTAATCGAATCAACAAAAGCCTCAATTCTATCATTTCTTTTTTCTTCATCTTTCAAATATTCATCATCTACTATATCACAATCATCAGGAACAAATATTTTTTTTACAATTTCTTTTTCCATATCCAAATAAACAATAAAAGGTTGATAATCTTTTAAATCAGCAGTTTGTCTAATCAAACATCCTGGATTTATCACATATCTATAATTATCCTCATAAATAAACCCATGATGATTATCTCCAGTACAAATATATTTTGCTATTGGAAATCGTTCTAACATTTCTTTTGCTGTAAAACCATCTATAAAAGGAGGAACTTCATTTTTAAAAATCATTTTATGCAATACAACTGTTTCTTTCATTTAACATTCTTTCCTTTCTTTTTATCCAAGCAATTTTACCTGATTCAGACATTTTCTTTTTCGTTTCTTTAGATACTTTTTTATTTTTACTTATTTCAGATAATTTCTTTCTTGTTTCATCATTATATAATCCTATATCCCAAGCATGTCTATTATTTTGTTTATATGTAATATATTCTAAATTATCTATACAATTATTCCTTTTGTTTCCATCAATATGATTTACTACAATTTTTTTACTTGTATTTTTTCCTACAAAAGCATACATAACTAATCTATGACTGAATTCACTTTTTCTTTTTTTCCTCTTATTTCTTAAATAATAATAAACATATCCTTTTTTTGTTTCACTACTCTTTAATATTCTTTCTTTACAATAAAAATAACCGGATCCATTCCATAATTTTCTTTTTAAACTTTTTACTCTTCCAAAATTAGATACTTGATATATTCCTTTATATCCTGGAATATCTTTCCATATCTCTTTAACATTCTCCATAACTATATCCTTTTATTTTTACATCATTTATTTTAATACCGTTTTGTGATAATAACTTAAAATAACCAGATGCTAAAATAACACCTATACTTCCTTTATCTTTGTTTTTAATATTATGATATAATAAAGAATGATTACCTATTATTATATATGTGTATTTATTAGTTTTTTCATAAAATTCTTTTGCAGCTTTAATAATCATTATTTCTAATTCTTGTGGATTTCTAGGTTTAGGTTCATGAAAAAGATCCCCACAAATAATTATATCTGCGCTTCTTTTAATAGCTTCATCATATACAAATTGAATAGTTTTTCTTTGTGTTTCAATCCAATCTTCATCCAATCGGCATCTTGGTTTATCATACCGTAAGTGCCAATCACTTGTAACAATAAATTTATTATTCATTATTTAATCCTTTATTCCATCAAACATATGCCGTTCATCAATATCAATAGTATAATCACTACTAACAAAACATATTTCATTTCCACACATTCTTTCTTCTCCATCATATTTATCATACACACAGATTCTTACATTATATTTATCTAATAATAATTTTAATTCTTTCAAAAAATTAACTTTATTTTCATCTTTTATAATTGATAAAATATCTTCTTGTTGCCCCATAGTTAATCGTATATCACCCAATCCTAAATGACTTGTTTTATCAAATCTTAATTTTTCAAAATAATTTTTAATCTTATTCATTTTCTAATCCTTTCCATAAAACTATCTCAATACTATCATCGTATTCTCCCCAATAATCATAATTCCATCTTAATGTAATTTTAAAATATGTAGGATATGGTATTTTTCTTGTATTCCATTCATTTATTATTATATTATCTTGATCAATTTTATTTTTCTCACTTATAAAATAATCATCAAAATAATCAAATAAATTATCCTGAAAGGTGTAATCACATGTGACAATATCAAAAAGTATATATGTTTTTTTATCTGGCTCTACAAATTGGAACCAACAATCAGAACGAACAATTTCTTTTCTATCATTAAAAGAATAACGAGGTAAATCCTCTTCTTTATATACATGTTTTTTATCCAAAATATTTGCAATTTCTTTTCCTGTCATCTTATAAAAATATGCATAAATTAAACCTATATACTTTTCGTCTCTATTATCAATCATTTTCTTTCCTCATTCTATCTTTTGACCACATAATGGACAATTATTCGGTAATTTATTTTCCATTTTTCTTATTTCATTTTCCATTTTTCTTATTCTATTTTCATTCATTTCATATTTTTGTATTTCTAATTGTACATTCGAATATTCATCCTCAATTATTTTAATCTTTTTTTCAATTTCATTTATCTTCTTAAATAATTCTTTAACATTTCTCAAATCCCCTATCTTATCCAAAATATTTTTATTTATTTTATACCTACGTAATTGATTAGAAAAATCATCATTTTCCTTTTCTTTATCATTATACCTTTTTTCAATTAACTCATATTTTTCTATTAATTTTTCAATAGATTCAATATTTATAGCAATCTCTATTTTTTTATTTTCTTTGTATTTGTTTATAAATAAAGATATACTCTCAAAATTATCTTTTATAGTATCTATTTTATTTTCAATATTTTTTACTCTGTCTATTAATTCTTTAGCTTTATCAATCCAAGTTAAATTTTCAAGTTGTTTTTCGATTTCTATTAAATTATTTTGAATTGTTTTTAAATTATTTTTTTCTTTTCTTTTTTTCTGTTCCACCAAACTCAACATTTTATCAATCAAATCTAATTTAATAGTTCTGTTAAAAAATCTTGCAACTTCTCCAGATGATTCAGATAATAAAAAAGGAGCATCAAGTTGTTTTTGAATATTAACTTCATCTATATTTATTATTTTTTTTACTTCATCTGGAACATCCGCTCTTATCGCTTCAAATGTTTGTTCTCCTTTTTTACTTTTAATAATATAACCATTAAATTTTTCTGTTCTTTTTCTTATCACTATTCCTTTATCAGTTTCAACTTCCACAGATGTATCCATCTTTTCATCTGCCCAGTGTGATATAAATGAAATTCCTCTTGGTTTATTAGTTAGAGGCCAAAGCAAGGATCTTATAACAGCTGTTTTACCTTGATTAGTATTACCTATTATAGCATTTACATTTTCATGTAATTCTAATTTTGTATTTTCATGTGATTGGAAATTAAATATTTTTATACATCGTATCAACTTCTTTTCTCCTTTTCCACCATTCCTTTATTTTGATGTCCATTTATAAATTTATTTTTTTCTTTTTTAACAAAATCACCACAGCCACATTCACATATTTTTTTAATCATTTATATTTCCTTATATTTTATATTTTAATCCCAAAAATACATATCCTCGATTAAAAACATTTGAATCAAAATTAATACTATTAAAAATAGAATCAACTTTCCTTTCCAAAATAATTTCTTTTTTATTTATTATTATATTTACTTCATCCATATGTTTATAAACTTCACAGACATCATTTTTCTCATAATATAAATCAGAAAAAATAATTAAATCAATCCTTTTTATCTCATGAATTTTCTTCAAATGATGTTTAATGGATTTCACAAAATAACAACACATATTCCATGTATCTATTTTTATAATTTTATTATCTCTATTATTATCTCTATTTTTAATCATCTTTATATCCTTTTATAATAATTTCTAATTCCCATTCATAACCACAACTACATACTTTTGACCACCAATCATATTCAGCAATAGTAATTGTATCAGAACATGCGGGACAATTAAATTGTACTCCAGAACTACCAGCATCTGAATGAATATTTACAAATTCATAATCATCACATTCAATTTCTTTCATTTTTTTTCTCCATATCTTTGATTCCATTTCTGTTCTATAAGATTACAACATTTCTCTATAATACCAGGGCCATTATTTAATAATATAATATTCTCTTCTTCCTCTTTTTCATCCTTGAATCTTGCATAAAATGCAACTTCTCCAGTTCTTAATTCTTCCATCGATAATATCATCTTTCTTGAATATTTAACTATCTTTTTATTCTTAATAACAGCCATCATACATCTCCGCTTTCCATCTGGCCTTAAATATTGAATTGCTTCTATTTCATTTTCATTTGGTTCTTTACAAATATTATCAACATCATATACTTTACCATCAGGTGCTAATCTCATTTATTTCCTCCTTGTTAAAATAATCTTTCATTTTTTTAAAAGTATTTGAATTCATAATAATTGATCCATTTTTCATTTGTAATATCTAATTATCTTTAATTATATATTTTTTAATTCTATATTTTTTGAAAAATATAGATAGTATTTTCTTAAAAAAAGATTTCTTAAAACAATTGTCATTTATTTTAATTAGTATTCCTTCAATCATTTTCTATTTCCTTTATCATATTTTTATAGAAATCATTTATAAAAAAGTGATAAACAAAATCACTATATTTTTTATAATCACTATTATACATATAACAATTACCATGATTTTTACTATATTCACATATATTCTTTTTACCACATAAACTTCTATCAAAAAACTTTGTATATAGATTTTCAATTATTTTTTTCACACAAAAAGGACATGTTTCATTGCCTAATCCTTTATATCCTTCTTTTATTTTTTCTTTTATAAATTTCCATATTTCTTCACAATCTTCTTCTTTCCAGTTATTTATAATTTTTTCATCTTTATCATTATAATAAATACCATCTTTTATTTGCAAATTATCAATAACTTTATTCTTTAATTTCATAAATTGTTTTATTTTATTTTTATTATTTTTCATTAACATACTCCAATAAATTTAATAATTCATCGATATAAAAATCATCATATCCTAATATTTCTTTTAATAACACTTTTTGATCATCTAATAATGATTCCTCAAATTTTATTAAAAGATTTATATGTTGATTATATACATCTGATTTTATAAAACAATCCATATAGCAATAACCTTCAGATAATGGGTACATAGAAAAATCATATTCGCAAGTACCACAATAATGATATTCTTTATTACACATTTTACATTTCATTTTTCTTTCTCCTCAAAAACATACTAATAGCAATTGCTAAAGGCGCGATTAAATCGATAAAAATAGCTGGGAAGATACTCAACCAAAATTCAATATACATTACTTCAACATTAAAAATATTCGATAACCATACATAAAATGAAGCATATTCAACATCAGTATCTTCCACAGCTCCAATAACTTCTTTTTCTTCAAGATGAATTTTCTTTTTTTCTCTAACTTTTTTCAACTCATCTCTCAATTTTTCTATTTCTTTATTTATACTTTTTATTTTCTCATAAGTATCCCAGTGGACATATTGCGTTCTTTTACTTTCATCAATATCATCTACTTCTTCAAAGTCTGATAATATATTCAAAAAAGGATCAAGTTCTTTTTCTTTTCTTTTTATACTTTCTTGAACATCTTTTTCTTCTTGATTATAGATATCATAAGTTAACTTATTATGAGTTATTTCAACATTTACTATAGTTTCTGTTATTACATTTTTTATTCTTTGATTATATTGACCAGCTATCGTTGATATCATAGAAAAAACTAAAACTATAATCCATAAAACAATAAATAAACTAACAATAGGAAATTGTTTATTTTCCCATAAAATTATAATAGTCTCAAAAGCAATTACAGAAAAAGCAATCATTATACTTGATAATAGATAGGCCAAAAATACAGGTAAAAATTCATCCAACCATATTCCAGTATAATAAACGCTCAAACACACAGCCCCAATTCCTACTATAGCCATGATAATTTTAATAATAAAGACAATTATATCATTTTTATTTTTTTTCAAAATAGATTGTTTTTCAACTTTTTTATATTGGCTATAATTTCTTTTCAAAAATCCTTGATCAACTAATGCTCTGTATATTTTAGTAGCTTTCTTTTTTGTTATATTAAAATGTCTTTCAATATTGGATATTTTAGGAATTCTTTTATCATTTTTTTTATAATATAAAATAATATGTTCTTTTACTCTATCAATTAGATTCTTGTTTTCCATTTTGCTAAACAATCCCTTTTTGAATTCTATCATATAAGACAATAGATCCAGCTACAGCCACATTCAAACTTTTCTCCCCAGGAAGTTTGACTAAATATTGACATTTTTTAATTGCATTCTTTGTTAATCCATTATCTTCTGCCCCTAACAAATAACATACTCGTTTTGGATGTACAAAGTTTTTTAAATTAACAGCAGAATCAATCAATTCAATTCCAACTAAAATGCATCCATACGGTCTATGATTATTAAAATCATCAAAATCAATATAACTATATGTTGGAATATGTCTAAATGATTTCATAGTATCTGGATGTCCTTTTTCAAATCTTTTACCAATAGTAAACAAAAAATCTGCATTAAATATTTGAGCTGTTCTGAACAAAGTCCAATAATTAAACTTTGTTTTTCCCTGCTCAATCCCTATTCCAAAATACCCATTCCTTTTCATTTTTGTTCCTATATAAAAAATCCCCCAGGATGCTGTCGGAATTTAAAGATTTGTTTAAAAACCACCTGGGGGATAAATATTTATTATTTATTTTTTCCGACAGCATATTCATTATATTATCCTATTGCAAAAATTAAGTCAAGTAAAAGTTCCCCTATTTTTCAATAGGGGCCTTATCCTATAAATAATTATATTTTCGATTTATACCGCACAGGCTAAATATAAATCTATTTACTCTTTTCTTTTATCCTATACCTATATTATTATTATAATTTTCAATTGCCTTTTTTATTGCTTTTTTTGAAAAATTTATATTAATTTCATATTTTTCTTTAAGCCATCTGGCAAATATTTTCCAGGTAGAATTATTATAACCAAAATTACCTATATTCCAATTAGACCAAGTTTCTGAAAATTCTTTTATTTTTTCGAGAAACATACTAAATGACCCACAAACTCCCTCCCATCTCGGCATATTTAATTCTGATAATCCATCTTCACTTTCATCATACCATTTATATAATTTATATATTTTCTCCCAATAAATAACTTCATCCCAATCTTTCTGTTTATATTTTATAGCTATTTGTCTGATATTAGGATCAAGTTTATCCACTAATTTATCTACTTCTGCTTCTCTTATTTTTATTGGTCTATTAGATAAACAATATAAAAATCTTGATTTATGTGATCTTGGGTTGTATAAAAAATTCATAAAATTAGTGGTTAATCCGGATTTATCAGGAGGCCAATACCCTTCAATTTTCATTTTATTATATCTTTTGATAGCTTTTTTAAAATTCTTTAGGATGATTTCATTATTATCAAATTTCCCATTAGGAATAATAATATTATATTTATCTATCCAATTAGGATCAAATTTATAATGTTGACTTAATCTACCTTCTTTCATAGATAATATAAATTTTTCTATAGAAAAGATTGTTTTGTGTATACTTTTATCTTTTTTATAGATTTTATTAGTAAAATTTCCTATAGGAAGAATTTCTTTTATAATTTTCTCTATAGAAGAATTTAATTTTTTAATAGAAGTTTTTGTGTTTTCTATAGGAAAACACTTATCTTCTTTTTTATTCTTTTTATTAATATTCTTATTATTAGTAGAATATACATTTAATTTTAAAATCGCAAGTGATTTGATTTTTAAATCACTAAGCCATTTAATTTTCAAATCACTGGGATCTATATATTTTTCTATATATTGTAAAGGATTTTCAATAAATTTAATAATATTATCATCTAATATTTTAAAAAAATGTTTAGATGGAATTCCTTTTCTTTTTATATCTATAAATTTTATTTCTTGAAGATGGCTCATAGTTTTCCATGCTTTATGATTTGATAATCCTGTATTGTCTTCTATATCTTTTTTTAAATAAAAAAACCATTCATTATTTATTTTATTATTTTCTTCTAAATAATTATATTTTGATATAAGTTCACTGATAAGTATTGATTCATAAATACCTATTGTTTTTGCTAAATATTTATTACACTGAATCCATCCATTATTAGATAATGTTTTTTTAAGTAAATTATTCATTTAATTTTCCTTTATTTCTTTTAAATATATATAAATTATGTTTAAACCAATCTTCCATCATCTTCAAACTTTCTATTGTATAATTGCCACCACTATTTGTGAATACCATAAAATTTATAAATGACTAATTTTTTATTATTGTCTTCTATTATTTTGATTATATGATATTTCCTTTTATCGTATCGTTTATAAAAACAATCACCTTCTTTTATTATCATTTATTCCTCCTTTATCTTTATTAAAAATAAAACTATATGTTGGATTATAATCTAATTCATCATTCTTAACAAATTCTTTTATAGTAATCGGAAATTCAAATACACTTTTATGATGTATCCATATTCCTTCATTTCTATTCATTTATCTCTTCTTTCAAATATATTAGGTCTTTTCATATTAAAATGAATACTTGCGCATTCATTACAAAACCAAATCAAACCCTCATAACATCTAAACATTCTTGATATTTTATGTTTCCTATTACATCTACCACATGTAATTTTAGAATTGATATCTATATTTTGTTTCAATAATTCCATCAATTGTCCAGATGCATTCATTTATTTTCTCCAATAAAAAACCCTTATTAAAGAGCGTCTTACCATTTCTGGTATTTTGGGCATTTTGGATGGTTGAGTAAACCCAAAAAAGACGCCCCTTAATAAGGGCTGTAAATTTTCTTATATAATATATGCTATACTCAACCATCCTAATATAATAGTACAAAATATTTTCAAAAAAGTAAATAGAAAAATATATAAATTTTGATTATTTTTTATTATAATATATATGAACACTTTTTTTATTTTTGTTTATTTCATATATACTTCGAAAAAGAGGGATTCAATACATTTTGTAATGGACCCCTCTTACTTTTTCAATACTATAAGAATATTAGACGCTCATAGATTGGCGTAGTAAGGTTTTATTTCAAAAGTGATACTTATATACCACTTTTTTATATAGTATAAATATAAATAAATCATATAATTACTTATATTATAAGTAATTATATGATTTATAAAATATGAGAAATATTAGCTTAAAAGACAGACTTCTATCTCCTTATGTTATAAAGAATTAGAAATTATGTTATTTATAAAAAACTGTAAAGTACAGTACATTTTTATAAAACAAGTTCATTATTTTGAAGATATAAGCGTCTAAATATTTCATGTAAAAGAGGTATGAGAAAGTATACGATTTTATTTAAAAAAAGATGTATTTTTTTTATTATTTTACAAAAAGTACTTTACTTTTGCTTACATATATAGTATATTATTAATATAAGGTAATAAAAACCTTGTCCAAGATGGGGGAGAAAACCTATCTTGGATGGAGACCAGGGGCACGGAGATCTTAAGATCAAGAAAGTCCAGTATCCATTATCCAAGATGAAATTAGTTGAGAGAAACTGGGATGATTGAAAATGAGGAGTAATCAAGGAGCACAAAAACAAGATGGGTTTTAATTGCAGTTCGATTCTGCATCTAATCGACATGGTTGATTATCTTGGGTTCGATTCTCAAGTCGATTTTATTTTATATGGAATAAAAACGTAATAAGAAAAGTTATAAATCAATTAATATTGACTGGAGCAGAAGTTAATTTTTCTGTTGTATATTATAATTAGAGGGGCAAGAAAAGCCCCCGACCTTGAGGAGGGTATTATGAACGAACAAAATACAAAGAGATTTCAAAAAACACTTGCTTCCATCAATTGGATGGAAGTTCACAAAGAAATGGTTTTCAATAATTCTGGGTCCAGAATCTGGATCTATGAAGATGGGAAAATTAGTACACAAACTTCTGGAACATATCCAAATCCAGAAAATGAGCAACCTATTCTGATACTCCAAGCGTGGGGATTAGGAAATATTGATGTATCTTATTATCTTGAGAGCTGGGGTTCTTGGGATCAAGAGGCAGAAATATTCACTACAGACGATGAGAGAAAATTGACGGAAGAAGAAGCAATTATAGAATGTATTGAAGATGGCGATTTTTTAGATTTATACGATGAATGGGAAAATCTTTTGAAAGAAGAAATTGAAGAGGAGGAAGAGATTGAAGAAAGGAGGAATAATGAAAAAGAATATAATCAACTATATTAATAGAAATATAGAGGGATAGGCACAGCTGACCTATTCCTTAAGGTGACCCTGGGAAACCGGGGTCTGTCTACCTCTGATGCTGAGGTACTGATGAAGGCAAAGCATTGCCGAAACAACCTTGAGGAGGGTATTATGGAAAGAAAATTTGGGATTACGTATCCAAAAACGAGCTTACCAATCGATGAAATAACATTAAATAAAGTAAATGGATATTACACAAAATCCAATTTCTGGGATAAATCAGGAAGATCAAAATGTAAATCAGGAAAAGAAATATATGAAAAATTTCTGAATCCTTTCACAAAAAAAGAAGAATGTTTCTATGAATACAGAACAGAAAATGGGGTATTATTTTCATGGTTAGATGAATCATTAGAAAAATGCAGGAAGGAAAAAGATGAATGGTTATCTTTAAGAAAAAAGAAAAAGAATATTCAAGAATTATTAATGGAAAATGATAAACTGACAGAAAAGTTAATCACATTATCTGCACTATGTATAGTAGCAAATAAAATCAAGAAAGTTTGTACTGGAAAATAATTTTTTAATTCAATTGATTAAAAAGAATATTTCTTCTATTCCTGGAAGTTTTACATTAGATATTCAAGAAAATGAATTTACTATTTTTTATCATTCAAAAATAATATGAAAATTCTTTATATAACTTTTGCAAAGAATAGAAAATTATTAAACATGAAAATTGAAAATATGAAAAATAAAGTTATTTTATTATAAGTATATTCAATAATAATAAAAAAAGAATCTTTAAATAATAAAAATCATTTAAAAAAGTAAAAAACATTTTTTAGGAGGATTAACATGGAACAATCTACTTCTGATAATACTATTATAGATTTTGATGATATCATCACAAATTTAATTGATAAAAATAGAAAATTAATTGACACTTTAATAGAAGCAGAAAAAGATTTAATTTCTTTTATAAACAAGGAGGAAGATAAATGAAGGGATATACTATATATTATAACAAAACAAAAAGATCAAGAAAAGTATATGAAATCTATGTAAATAATGTAAAAGAAATGTTTAAAGAAATAACTAATATGAAGAAAAAAGATAGTGTTATTTTGAACATTTTTGAACATAAAACAAATCATTATATGATAAAGAGGGGAATGTAATGAGTATTAAAGAAAAAGAAAGAAGAAGAATGAAAGCATTCACAGAAAAAGAAATTGATATATTACAAGAAAAAGATAAAAAAGGAATAATAAATATGCCTGAAATTGTAACTGATTATATAGATTGTAAAATAACGCTTCAGTTTAATGAAAATGATTTTACTATGCGAATTTTTGATGAATTTGGTTGGTCCAATTGGTTCTAAAAAAAGTCATTTAAAAAAGTAAAAATTATTTTTTAGGAGGTAAGAAGATGAAAGATAATGAATTAAAAAATCATGCTCAAAAAGTACAACATTATTTAAATTCAAAAAAAGGTAAAATTATGATGCAACAAATAAAAGATATTGGTTTTAGTCAAGAAAAAACTTTTTTTCATATTATTGCAAAAGTTACAAAAATAAAAGTTTATAATAAAATCAAACAAATTTATAATTATCTTATTGAAAATAAAATAATTATACAGGAGAGATAATATGACATTAAAAGAAAGATCAACTTATATTATAGATATATTTCATGAACTTACAGATCAAATGCTATGTGAAATACGTAATATGCCTTCTAATTTTGAAGGCAAACAAATAAGATGGTTTATACATGATTTTGTTAATAAAGAAATAAGTAAACCTACCTTTTTAGATCCTGACTACACTCCATATAAAAATTGGAAAAATAATAAAATAAAGAGGAGAACATTATGATCAATTTAATATTATATGGATTAGATGTATTTATTAGTACTTCATTTTCAATAATTTTAATATTTGGATTTTTTTATGCTATTTATCAAACTATAAAAGCTAAATTTTAATATAATAAAAGGAGAATAATAAATGAACAGAAAAAAATTATGTGATGAAGATTGTAATAATTGCCCTATAATATATCATCCAAATAGTAGAATGTTTACTAAAATTTTAAATGAAACATATAATAAATTTGGGAATGATTTTTATGGAATTGTTCAAAAATATTGTCCCAATTTAACTATATGTTATGGTTGCAGAGTTGATGATTTTTGTCATATTGAAAAATGTGAATTTGATAGATAAATATTGATTATAAAAAAATAAATTTTTCCTATCTGAATGAGAGCTGAATGGTAACCAGCCGAAAACCTGATTAATTTCAGGTTCGTAGGAAACTATAAAATATTTTTAGGAGGATATTATGAAAGGAAATTACAAGAATCTGTTAGATTTGGCAGAAGAGGTTGACAGGATGGATCGAAATAAAGAAGATCTGACTGTACCAAATCACAAGTTAAGAATGATTAAAGATGATTTTTTCCATATTGAAGGAAAATCTAATTATCAACTTAATGGCTTAGCTCACAGTCAAGTTGCAGAAAAATTAAAAATCCCAAAAGAATATTATAATCGAATGGGATCTGTTGTTCCAGGATTAAGACAGCAAAATGTTAATGCCTGGCTTAATAATAATCAAGAAAAGCATCTTGTTAGATTATTAGATGGAAAAGTAAGAGCTTTTTTGTCTGATAGATTTAAACCGATTGATAACATTTTTCTACTTCATGCTTTTCTACCGATTATTAAAGAAATGAATTTGAGAGTGAAGTCAAGTAGCATTACTGAAAAAAAATGTATATTCAAGTTGTTTTTCCAGAAATACAAGGAGAAGTTCAAAAAGGAGATATTGTTCAATTTGGAATTACATTTTCTAATTCAGAGGTCGGATGTGGATCTATAAATATAAAACAACTTGTTTGGAGATTAGTTTGTACTAATGGAATGATAGGTGAAAATGTGATAAGAAAATATCATGTTGGCAGAAGGATTGGAAACGATCTTGAAGATTACAATATTTATGATAATAAAGCTATAATGGCTGAACTAAAAAGTTTTCAGGAAAGAATAAGATGTTTGCTTGAAAAAACTATAACTCAATCCAACTTTGATAATGAAATTATAAAAATGAAAAAAGCGGCCAATCAAACTATTAATATGATCCAAGATACTGTTGAAAATGTTACAAAAAGATTTCCATTAACAAAAGAAGATGGAAAAAAAGTTATTAACAACATGATGAGTGAAAAATCTACTCGATGGGGTTTGATAAATTCCATTACTGCTCTTGCTCATGAAATTGATAACCAAGACAAACAATATGAAGTTGAAAAAATTGGAAATGATATTCTTATTTTATCTGACAAAGAATGGAATGAAATTGTTGTATAGGAGAAAAATTATGAAAGAAAATAAATATTATTGTGATTTTTGCAATAAAGAAATAAAACATCGGGATTTAATTGAAATAGAAAATAGACATGGAACATCTATATTGTGTGATATTTGTTTTAGCAAAATGTCACATAATATAGATAATATAAGATATCACAAAAGAGATACTGTTAGTATTTCTTAATAATATCTTCTTATACTTCTTACAAAGGCAACCCTCATCAGGTTGCCTTTTTTTAAGGAGGTATCTAATGAAAAGTAGTCCAAAAACTACTTTAAACTACTCTAAATTACTTTTTACTACTGGAAACTCATAGTATTTTATTTCAGGATCTTTGTAATCTACTCCCCAACATCTTTTGTCACTTGAATAGTAGATCCCATTAAACCATCCAGCTTGAGCAACTAAAGGGCCTTTAGTTTCATCATAATCGTTATCTAAATCAGATATAACAATTACTTCATGTCTATGTTTTTTAGAAATACAAAAAATTGGTATTCCTTCATTAGCTCTTTTTTGGGCAGATTCTCTGGTATGTTCTTTTACATTACTATATTTATATTTTAAATTATCATAAGCTATTTCAATACTTGTACTTAATATTATATCAGATATACTTTTATCTGGACGTAAAAAACTAATATCATAATTATATTCTGAAATCAAGTAACCCATTATCCATATTTTTTTCATTTTACTATCAAGAAAATCACGTGCAAAAATATTACAATAAGTGACAGGTTTATTAGTTCCTTTATAACATCGATTATTAGGATAACCTCTTTTATATTGTTTTAATTTAACTACTTCTTTGGCTACTCTATATAATTTTCTAGCTGCTTTTTCTTTATCAATATAAAGAATTTTTATTTTATTATTAGTTATCAATTTTAACCATTTTAAAATAATTTTAATTATTTGTTGTAACATTTTCTCTCCTTATCTTCCATGACAATTTCATTTTCTTTATTTATTATTTTTAAAAGTTTTAATCTTCTGCATCTTATTACCCCATCAGTATTATAGGGAACACAAACATTGATTAAATCTTCCCATTCTAATAAACATTCCCATAAATCATATTTTTTATTTTTAAATTCATTTTGTACTCGATCCTTAGTTGCAAAATTAATACCACATCCGTCAGGATTAGTTCTATTTTGATTACATATTTCTTCTATATATGAATCTTCTTTTATTTCCCAATATTTAGGGGTTTTATAATATGTTTCTCCAATTGCTTTATATACGATATATCCTTTTTCTGTTTTTTTAAAATTATTGTTCATCCAATCTTTTGGATTTAATAATCCTTTACATCCAGATAAATTAGCATCTGTTAGATTGGCTCTTGATAAATTAGCATCTGTTAGATTGGCTCTTGATAAATTAGCATCTGTTAGATTAGTATAGGATAGATCAGCTTTATATAAATTAGCCCCTGATAAATTAGCTTTATATAAATTAGCTTTATATAAATTAGCATCTGTTAAATTAGCTTCATATAAATTAGGTATATATAAATTAGTTCTTAATAGATCAGTTTTATATAAATTAGCATTTGATAAATTAGCCCCTGATAAATTAGTGTCTATTAGATTTGCATAGGATAAATTAGTTTTTAATAAATTAGCATGTGATAGATTAACATCTGTTAGATTAGCTTTATATAAATTAGCATTTGATAAATCAGCTTTTTTTCCGTTTACAGAATTGTTTAACCACATTTTATGTGATTTTAAAATTTCATTTAATTCTTTTCTATTCATTTCTCAATCTCCTTATATAGAACCTACAAAATAACCTATCAAAAACCCACCTATCACTCCTAACAATACCCCACCAATTACAATCAATTTATTTATATTATATTTATTTGTAATTTCTTCTAATTGCAATTTTAATATTTCATTGTCAATTAAAATAGGAATAGTTGCTTCTTTTACAGCTTCCTCACTTGTTTTAATTATCTCTTCATCTACAATTTTAATTATTTGGTTTATCAATTCCTTTATTTCTAAACCTTGATAATACTTTTCTAATTCTATTAGAGAATCTATTTCTTCCTCTGTCAATAATTGTCCGTACATCATTGGTATTATCAAGATCATCAATAAGCTCATCAGGAGTTTTCTTTTCCAATTCATTTTTAATCTCCTTTCTTTTTTTTGTGATTGAGACATTATTCTTTTTATTTCCTAACAAAGACATAATTATCATGGCAATAACACATCCTGAAAGAGTAGATAATATAGCAATCCAATTCATTATTTAACCCTTTGGTGGGAGTATGCTTCTGATTAGTTTTTCAAACATTCGAGTACTGACTATTAGTATGGCTGTTGCGAACCATATCCATCCTTCAAGAATTTCTAAAAACATTAAAGATGTGGCAATAAAGAAAACCAATCCTTTGACACTGATTAGTTTAATTAACAAATCACCAATTCTTTTCACAAAATTTTTAAAAAAATTAAACATATTTTCCTCCTATATTTATACAAAAAAATTTACAATACCAATTGATATAGATGTAATCAATCCTATACCAACAATAATTGCGTGATAAGTTTTAAATTTAAATTCTTCATTTTTTTTAAGTTCTTGTAAGCATTGTTTTTTATTCTCTTTATGCTCTTGTAAATGTTGTTTTAATATTGGATCATTTTCACAATTTTTTGGTAAATTATGTAATTTTCCATTTATTTTTTTTATTTCATCTTGAATCTGTTTTCCTTCAGTTTTTATTATCCCAATATCTGTTTTTATATCCCCAGATTCCTTTATCAAACTTTTAATATCTGTAAATATTTCAGTTATTAGTTTTTCATTCATTTTACTCTTCCTCTTTATGCATTAAATTTTTTTTTACTTTTTTTATACATTCATTAACGGAATATTTTTCAGTATTTAAAACTAAATCAGGATTATTAGGAATTTCATAAGAATCATTATATCCAGTAAAATTTTTTATTTCTCCTCTTATAGCCTTGGCCCACATTCCCTTAACATCTCTACTACTACATACCTCCTTTCTACATTTAACATATATTTCCTTAAATTTATTTCCTATTTGTTCTTTAAATTGTTTTCTAATATAAGCAATAGGAGAAACAAAACAACATAAAACTATCAATCCATGATTACATAATATTTTAGCTATATTAAAAGCTGTCATTATATTTTCAATTCGATCTTCTTTTGAAAATCCTAAATGAGGAGTAACTTCTTTTCGGAAAATATCTCCATCTAACAAAACTTTATCTTTCTGTATTTCTAATAATAATTGATTTGCAATAGTGGTTTTTCCAGAACAAGGTAATCCGGTGAACCATAATATTTTTCCTTTACCATTATTCCAGGTATCACATTTCATTTTTCTTTTTTCAGTACCTGATATTTTGGTTATGTTTTGTGGTACTTCCATTATAGAATATCCAACTCCTCTACCAACACACACAGTATCAATATCTGGTATTCTAATAACTTTTACAAGTTCGTTTTTTTGATATATTTCTTTAATTTTTCTTTCTCTTAATTCTATTGGAAATGGATCTGATAAAGATAATGGAGTTTCTCTAATTGCAATACAAACAGGTTTTTTATTATTAACAAATGAATCAATTATATATTTGTGTCCTTCATGAAATGGTGACCACCTACCAATAAATAGATTATATTTCACTTTTTATTCCTTATTCATCATATTCATGTAATCCTACATAAAAATCTATTGTTGCTGTGACTTGTCCTGCACATTTACATCGTGCCCACACTTTATTCCCTGCTGCAACCTTAGGCATTTGTAGCTCATTTGGACCACCATCTAATTGATTGGATAGCGGGGTGAAAACAATATCCGAATAAGTGTCATTAATTAAAGCAGCTGCCCCACTATCCCCTATTCCAAATTGTATAAAATATGTTTCATTTCTTTCGGTATTTTCAACTTCAATCCTGTGTAGATCAAAAGCAACTTTTCCAGTCTGTACAGGAGTATCGTTTGATCCTAATATTTGAACCCATGATCCCCATGTATCATTTCCCGCATCAATTTGAAAAGGTCCTGCGCCGCTTCCTACTTCATCCGCAACATGAATTTCTCCGTTTGGTGAAGAAGCTTTTTCAAACCATCTTTCATATGAATGTATATGAGTTTCTATTTCAACAGATTCTTCAAGTATTTGATCAATTTCTCGTTTATTAGATTTCCATAAACTCATAATTTTACTCCCTTAATCATATTCTATAATTACCATTTGCAGAAATAATTACAGAATTAAAATCTTCAAAATCTTCATCTATAGTTTCTCCTGGTTTAACAATCATAGCTAATCCATTTACAGTTATTGTTAGATTATTAGTACCATCATCATTAGTAATCATTAATGAAATCCAATCTCTTGAAGATTTATTTAAAGTTAGACTTCCCGAATTTTCATAATAATTAACAACATTCCCTCTTTGTTTATAACCTACAGCCATTTTAATCTCCTTCAATAATATTTATAATCATTTGCTTTATATCTGCAAATGAATTTATAGTTCCTTTATAAATTCCTTTAATTACTTTATACCATAATCTCATAGCTTTTCTTGCTTTTTCATCGTCTAATTGATCTTGTGATGGTATTGGATTATTCAATATAATTTTATTGTTTTTTAATTTATATTTATAATTTCCATATTGATCCTTAACCCATCCAGGAATACACATCTCTTCTAATGGTTCTGGATTGTTTATAAGATCCGGTCTTTTTATTTTTGGCTGTATTCGTAATTCAGTTATATTGTTGTTATCATTTAAAAAATATTCTATTACTTCAAAATCTTTTAATAATGACATATATTTTTTTCTCCTTTTATTAAATTTATTTTTACGCCACATTTTCCGGTAAATAATATCCTTGTATATTTAAAAAAGATATTCCTTGTGCATCTGTATTTTGGTATTCTATAATACCATTTTCATCACACAAAACAGTAATCATAATACCACTATCTAAATCAACCCCAGCTGCCAAATTAGTATAACCTATTCTTGCTACAGATATTTTAGCAGTAGCAGTTTCTGTACTTCCATTTGATCTTATTTGTAAATAATAACCATCAGCTACTCCATTTCCATCTAATCTTAATAAAGCAAATAATAACAAAGCTCGGACTCCCTTTGGGACATAAGCTGAAAAATCAACATCAGTCCAAGAAGTATCCGATCCATTATTAAGCACATATGAAGCTGGTCTCTCATCTTCTGGAATCAAATGTAATCTTCCCACATAATTACCATCAACCGTATTTTCAACATCTTTCTCCCATTGATATATTTGATCCAAGGCATCATCAGTTGTACTGTATCCCTGGTATCCATCTACATAAGGAAGACAATTTACAACTCCTTCCAAAGCACCTCCAGAATTGATCCATACAAGACCAATAACTCTTTCATTAGACACATAATAAAATCCTTGTTTTTCAGGATCATATACATCTGTAAATTCAGTTGTTGGGATTGATCCAGGATCATTTTCAGCTGCTAAAGAAGTTACTGTAAAAGAGGGGGTAGTTCCACTTACACTAACTTCAACTAATGCCCATCTACTTGCAGTTAATCCAGCAATACTAATAGTAGTTATAGTATCAATTATAATTATACCTTTATTACTATCGTTATCTAATCCAATTAAACCTTTACTTACTTTTAATGTTCCTGAATCATTATATATTTGAGCTGTTAATTGACCAATTGTTCCAGCTCTATTTTGTCTTAATTCAGGAATACCCCATACTCCAGTATCTCCACCATCAATTGGTTCTCTTTGAAAATAATTAGCCATTTGTAAATCCTTTAAAAATTATTTTATTCTTCATATACAATTGTCACCCATCCTCTATTATAAGAAGTAGCATCAAAAGCAGCATCGTTAAATCTACCTCCACTTCTTCTCCTGAGATTTATATTTGTACTAGTTACACCATCAACTCCTCCAGCTACTAAAAGAGGATCCGCTCCATCTTGAAAAGAATTAAGAGGATAAAGTGTAGTACCAGTATCAGGTCTAATGAATACACTTATAGATCTGATTTTCTGTGCATCAGGTAATCCATGAGCAACGGCAACGAGAGGAACTGTATTCATATCCCAATCACCTATTTCAATTACTTTTGTTTTTAATTTTACAATACTTTTAGCTCCAGCATCATCAAGATACATTGCTCTATCAATACTTACTCTCTCTTCATCTTCTACTTTATTTATATCAAAATAATACCAATTATCATTAGCATCATCACTCAAACTATACCCTTCATATGCTTCCAAATTACTAATAACATTAACAACCCCTTCTAAAGTACCTCCGCTATTTTTCCAAGCCAATCCTATACATCTTTTAGTACCTGTAATATAATATCCTGTTTTATCTCCATCATAAGATCCTGTAAAACCAGCTGGTAAAGAACTTTCATCTGTAGCTCCTACTATATCAGCGGCTGCAAAAGTAACAGCTGTTCCACTAACACTCATTTCTATTTTTGCCCAATTTCCATTACTAACTAATGCCATAGAAATAGTAGTAATTGTATCAATTAGAGATACCCCAGTAATAGTATTATCATCTATTCCTATTTTTCCTTTTGATATTTTTAGTGTGCCAGCATCATCATATAACTTACAAGTACAAATACCTAATCCCACATTAATATGAGCATCGTTATATTGTCCCCATTGATTTTCATCTTGACCAATGCGAGGTTTCCTCCAAAAATAATTAGCCATATATTTCCTCCTTCTTTTTTTGCCATCGTTTTTTTAATATTTTACTTATTTTATTCTTTGTTTCTTTTGTACGTATTATTCCAGAAAGTTTATTGCTTATTTTTTCTCTTACTTTTTTTCTTTTAGAAACATTATTATTTCCTATATAATATTTTCCGTAACATTTTCTTGAACAGAATTTTCTATTTGCTTTTTTCAATGATTCAAATTTTATTCCACATTGTAAACATCTTTTACTAATTCTGGCCGTGTATCTTCCTTTATTCCAGGCTTTCTGTCCTTTATGTATTTGACTCATCTTCTTTTTATATTCTGGATCTTTCCATAATTTCTTCATTTCCAAAATACGTTCTTTAGATAATTTTTTTCCTTTCTTTGCTTTTGACATCTTTCTTTTTGTTACTTCATGTACAACTCTGTTTTTATTGCCTCCACTACAGACATTATATCCATTAGGAATTATTGTATTTAATTTTTTAATCATTTCAACTTCAAAATAATCCAATAATTTATTGGGTAAATAAAATATATGTTTTTTAAAATTATCTTTTCCATGTTTTTTCAAAGCTCTTGTAATTACCATTCTACAATTTTCATTTTTTATTTCTTCTAAATATCGTCTAAATCTTTTTTCAAATGATCTTGTCGTCTGTCCTATATAAAGTTTGTTATTTATTTTATTTTCTAATACATAAACACAGCCCATATCACCTTCCTAATGATATACGAAGATCTAATAAATCTTTGCGCACATTTAATATTTTATCATCTAATCTAACAGGTAATGCTCCTAATTGAATTTCTCTAACTGAACTACTTCCTGTTAAAATATACCTCACTTCTCTTACAGTCAAAAGATCATCTAAATCTTTTCCAGTGTATTGTCCACCTCCATACAAATTATCTCCATAATGATCGCTTCCATAAGGAATTGGATTTGGAGCAGTTGAAGTTGTTGGAGGAATATTTGATAATATTCTTATTCTGCCATCTGCAATTAGCAACAAAGGTAATTGTTCTTCTATTTTCCACTGTATTGATGCTCTCCTGGTATTGATTTCATTTTCTCTTAATAATCCTTCTGCCCATTTTTCAATAGAAGTATTATCAATATCAGGCGCTGTTATTTTTTCTTCATATATATCATTATCTTCAGTACTCGAAACAGTAGTTACATAAGTTCCATCTTTATCTAATACATAATATTTTGTTCTGGCTTGATATTCATCATCAGGTTCATATTGATCAATTCCATATTTTCCTTTTTTACCAACAACCAAAGTTATTTTTGTTTCCGTATTTCTTGGTCTAAAAAAGAATTCTCCTTCTTGATCAATCCCAGTTATATATTCATTACCATCAGAAGCTGCTATTTTTTTAAGTGAATCTAAAACACTATTCATTTGACTATAATTTATTTCAAAACTTGTTATTGTTATATTAGGTGGGATTATTTTGGTTGCATTTTTTACAATAGGGGTTTTTAAAACTATAATACTATCAAGTAAATCATCAAGAATATCTTGTATTGTATCATTAGCGTAACTTTGAGATTCGGCATTTATTCTAACCAAATAATCATTTAATCCAAATCCACTATAATTATAACTTGCTTCTGTACTACCATTTATTGGTATTTCTCTAATTACACCGGTAAAAAAATAATCGTCGCTATTGAATATTTTAATTTTTATAATATCCTTTTTTTCAATACTAACAGATTGAGCAAAATATAATATGAAATCTCTACAACCAGATTCATCTAAAGAAAATTCACATCCTAAAAAATCACCAACTCCAGATTGATAAACACCTTTATATGCTAAACTATTATCATACCATTCTATTATAATGGGGATTGCTGATATATTGTATGGATTAACTTTTCCACCATATGGTCTATCTCCATATTCCGGAGTTCCAAAAGAATAACTCATAAGTATATTTTCCTAAATTTAAAATTTATAGTACATGCATTTCCTTCATACTCTATTTCATTATTCCAGGGCTGTAATCTGAAAAATCTTCCTGGATCAAAATATTCTATTCTATTTCCGTTATTAACTTTAACTGTTCCTTCTTCACAATTTATAACAAGAACATCTCCAATCTGAAAATTTGGATAATTGAATTGAAACTCCATTCCTCCATCTGATTTATTTATCATTTTTACACTTGGTAAATTAGCTGCTTGATTTGCTTCAACTTCAATAATAGGAGAAACTAAAAAATCGCTTCCAGTATTATCAACATAAAATGTTCCATTTCCAGCTAATACCTGGGTGTCTATAGTCTGTGTAGAATCTTTCCAAAAAGGATCTTCTGCTATAAAATCAACAGTCACTTCTTTAAATCTTTGATTTTCTTCCTGTCCTGTTGATACACTTGGAAAATAAACCTCTATATATCGACTAACAGCATCAACAGTTTTTTCAAGTTGCCCTCCTTTAAGAACTGCTTGCATAAAATCTCTATATCTTGATTCGTATTGAGTTATAGTATCTCCTCTTATTTGACCACCTATTGAAATTGTTCTTGCTTGAAGATAACCATCCGCAATATTTCTTCCACCAGCAGCATAAAATTTATTTGAAATATTTGAATTTGTATCAAACGGGTCATCAGATATCCAAAAGTCGGGTGGAAAATTATAAACATTATTATCTACATCTGTTAATTTTAAATTAGGCACTGCCATTATATTGTCCTTTGTACATTTTGAAATCTTCTTCCTAATTTTCTTGTTACCATTTCTGCATCTGCATCATTTTTAACTATGAAAGTATTATTCATTATTACCTTTCCGCCTAACATATTTCTGGTTTCACTTGCTGGAATTACTGTGGATGTTCTGCCTATATTCATGAGTTCTGGCCCTGCTTCTCCTACAACTGCTAATCCTGGAGTAACCATTCCTCCGGCTTCAAGATTTTTCACCAAAGTAGCGGCAGCTCCAGCTGCTACAGCTAAAGACGCCCATTTTGCAGCCGCAGGTAATCCTCCTGGTATAAGAGCAGAAGCTACTGATCTTATCACAAATTCTTCAGCAAAAGCATTTAAAACAGTAGCTATAGCATTTTGAGCAGCCTTTTTAAATACTTCCCAGGCATCCTCTCCTTTGATGACTCCTTCAATCATAGCATTAGTAAAATTCATCATCAATTTGATAGCAGATTTAGAAAATTCTTCCACACTATATTCCATTCCAGCAAAAGTTATAATCCATTTTTCTTGTATTTCATCAGCAGTTACATTCATCATGTCTGATACAATTTGATTTACTCCGGTAACAGTAGCAACAAATTTCTCTGCGCTTTCTTCTTCAACTTTTCCAATTTTTTTAAAATAGTTTATAAACATTTCTATTCTTTCTTCTAAATCATTTTTTGTTTTTTCTCTTATTTCTTTAATAATCTGTAAACGTTCTTTATTGTAAAATTCATTTATAGCAGAAATAGAAGCCCCAATTTCTCGTGCTTTTGCTATTGTTTCTTTTCTTTCAAATTCAAGTATTTGAAGTCTGTCAGCTGATTGTAAAAATAATTTATCAGTCCATTCTTGCTCAAATTCTATTCTTCTATCTTTCGCTTCTTCATTCTCTTTTTTTCTTTTCTTTTCCTGTTTTTCTTTTATTTCATTTTCTTTTTCAGTAAATGTTAATAATATATTATTTATTGCATTAGCCTGCTTTTTTATTAATCCTATTTCTTCACCAAGTCTTTTCTCTTTTTTCTTTAAAAATTGTTCTTCACTTAATTCTATTATTTTTGTTGATGCTTCATATTGTTCTCTTGTCAACTCAAATGTATTTCCAATCAGCTTTTGAGCTTCAGCTGATTCTCTTAATGTTTTTTCTATTTTTTTATATTCTTCTTCAAGTGGAACCAACTGTTTCTGCAAATTTAATAAATCTAACTTTGCTTGTTCTTTTGCTAATTTCTCCATTTCTTCGGCAGGAATGGCATCTCCATATTCCTCCATTTTTTTAGTAACTCCAGGTAATATTTTTGCCAATTCTCCTGTTGTTTCTTTTACCGCATTTTGAGCAAATTCATTATCTTCAGCTTTTATTATAAGATCTTTATATTCATCAACTAACTCTTTTGTTCTACTAACATTATCTCCTATTACCGTATATTGTTCTTTCCATCTGTTATTATTTGATACTATTATCTCATTTAAAGTAGCAATACCCACAGTCAAAGTAGCTACAGATGTTAATATTAATCCTAAAGGATTTGCTGCAATACCTGCTGATAATAATTGAATTGTTTTTATTACTTTCGTAATCCCTAAAGCTAACGGAGCTAATGTTGCTGTTAATCCTACTATTGTTATAATAATTGTTTTAGTAGAATCATCAAGATTATTCCAACCATCTAACAAGCCAGAGACAAAATTTGTTAAATCATAAATTATAGGCAATAATACATCACCTATACTAATAGCGACTTTTTCTATTCTATTCTTAACAGTCTCAAAAGTTAATTCCTGTTTTTCAAAAGCTTCTGTAGTAGCTCCAGCGCTATTTTCTATATCCTTTAAAACTTCATCAAAGTCAGATGCTCCTTCTCCTGTTAATGCCATCGCTCCTTTTAATGCTCTAACATTTGTAAATAATTTTGCCATCTCCTCTTTTGATCCATCTGTTGATTCAATAACTTTATCAATAGTATCTTTAAGACCTAACTGCTGAATTGCCATTTCTCCACTCTCAAAACCCATTTCTTCTAATCTATTAATCATTTCTTTTGAAGGTTTCAAGAACGCTGTTACTATGGCATTAAACTGAGTTGTAGCTACCGCCGCATTTATACCTTGTCTTGTCATTATGGCAATAGATGCACCTAACTCATCAAACTCTATTCCCATATTAGCAGCAATAGGAATAGAATTTCCTATTGTAGCTGACAACTCATCCCCTGTAATTTTTCCTTTTTTAATTACAGTAAAAAGTTTATCGCTTATTTCTCCAGCTTTTTCTGCCTCTAAACCGTAGGCATTTAATCCAGTCGTTATAACATCAACAGCTGTATTAGTATCAACTAATGCAGCCCTAGCAAACTGAGCAGATTCAGCCACAAAGCCCACTGCTTTAGTTGGTTCAACACTTGCAGATAACGCTTGATATAATCCTTCACTAAGATCTTTAGCTGATCCTAGCCTTTCATCAAGTCCAAGTAATTCTTTTCTCATACTATCTACGTCTACATTTACATCATCTATAAGAGTTGATACATTAGCAAAGGATTTATTAAATTCATCAGTTTTGACAATAGCACCTGTAAACGCAACACCAATAGCTAAAGAAATACTCATAAATCCCTTTTGTAGATTCTGAAGATTAGTAGCCATACTTTTGTTAGTTGCTTGAATTGTTTTACTTCCAGCCACCCATTGTTTAGAATCAAGTATCGCTCTTCCTACAACTGCCCCAGCCTCAAACATTTTTTCTTCCTTTAAATTTTGATCTATATTTATCTAATTTACAATTATTTCCTCTATTTTTTCTATTTCCTTTAGCATAATAATAACTTTTATTATCTTTTCTAATATTTATATTAGTTATTAACACAATTATTTACTCCCAATTTTAAAACTTTTTTTATGTGCTAATTTATCCCAAAGAGTTTCTTGTCTATATCCTAATAATTTTTTTATCATTCTTACTTTTCTATTATGCCATCTTTTATATATTTGATTTCCTTTCCTCGTTTGAATACTTGCCATACCTATTCTCACTGCTTCGGCTGTATTAATAGAATTTTTTAATTCATCTACTTCTTTCATTATTATCAATTCTTTTATTATCTCACGTCTTAATTTAATATCAACATTATTATCAAAATATGCTATGTCATCTATCGTTAATCCTAATCTAATTTCTTTTGCGAAATCTTTGACTTCGCTTCCTCGATAGGGTTTACTTTTGTTATTTCCTTCTGGTAATCAACCAATATATCAGCAAGAAATTGCAGAGAATATTTAAAATATTCTTTATGATCTCCCCCAAATATTAAAGTTATTTGCATACTCAATTTTTCGGCTACAGATAATTTTTTATTTTTAACTATCTTTTTCATTTCAAATTGTTTTTCAATAGTTAAAGGTTTTGATTGTATTATTTTCTCTTTTCCTTCTGTATCAATTAATTTATATTCAATCTTATTATATTCATCAATAAACTCTTTCATAATTTTTCCATTCTCCTTAATAATTTAATATAGCTCCTGATAATTATTAGGAGCTATATTTCTTAATTATAAACCTACACTTGAAGCATATCCACTATAACCAAACGCTTCTTGACTTTCATCGTAAAAACAATAAAACTGAACTTCTAATCCTCTTTGAGAATCCGGGCCGTATACGACATTTCCAGTAATAATAGGCATAGCTTTGAACATCAACAAACGATATAGTAAATCAGAAGAGGCATTTCCATCAGAATCAACTCTCCTTGAAATCAATTCTTTTGTAAAATTTTCTCTTCCTGATCTATAAATATCCCTTCCAAGTTTAGCACTGTTTCCTCCACCACTTTTAGTCACTCCTCTCATTAATTTTTTAAGTAAATCAATTGTAATTTGTCCATAAGTAGCAGTAATGAGATAAGCTTGACCAGTAGGTATTTTGTCATATGGTTGAGTTCCATCTTGAGCATATAGAATATCTTTTATATCTTCCACATATTCAATAGTAGCTTCATCAATAGTTTTCCCAAGATTAACATTATCATATTCGATCAAAATTACACCAAGTGGTCCTTCCCAAAAATTGTTTCCAATTGGAGCATTAGCCATAATTAATCTCCCTCCACAAAAATAATTTTATAATTTGTAACATATTCTATTCTGCCATTTTCATCTGTATCCAATAAATACGGTTTTTGTATTGCTGATATTTGAGCTGTTTGTATTGCTGGGTAAGTATCACTACCTACCGTAATAGAAGGTAATATCAACCCAAATCTGCTTGTTATATTATTAAATATATCAAAAGATAATTTCCTTGAAGCTGGAGCATTTGTATCTCTTGTTAATATTTGAATAGTTGGTTCGGAATATCTTGTCCAAGGTTGTTCAGTTCCTCCAGTATCTCTAACAATCACTACTCTATCAGGTATAATCGTTTGGGTAGTTCTTAAATTCATAACATTAGAATAAATCACTTCAGTAGGAAATTGTACTCTTAAATATTGAACCAAATTAAAAATCATGTTCCAGCTGCCTTTCTATATATTTTTACATATAAACCATATAATTCTTTCTTATCGTTTTTCAAATGATTTTCTAAAAATTTACCTCTAACTCCAGCTACATTCTCTTTTGTTCTTTTTGCCCTTACCTTTCCACCCGGGACATATTGTTCACCATAAGGAATCAAATTTTCATGCATCTTGGCAGCATATGGAGTATTAAATCCAATAGTAACAACATTTGGATTATTTTCTCTAAGAGAAGTTACTGGTGTTCCTTTTCCTTTTCCGGCAAATAATGTATCCCCTATTTTTTTATTTCCTACAAACACACTACCACTTCCTCTTAATCGACCATCTCTTATAGGAGGTAATGAAGATTCTCTTGGTGAACCATTCACAGTATAATTAAGTAATTTTAATCCTAATGCCATTAAACCTTTTTCTCTTGCTTTTGGATCTATTTTATTAAAAAATTTTTTTAATTCTTTTTCCATATCAGAAGTATCAAAATCTATTGTCAACATTTTTTTATTAGCCATCTAAATGTAAATCTCCTTATGGCTGTCCATAAATCCAGCTACATTCTCAACTTTTAAAATAGCAAATTCTTTATTACTTAACTCATATGCCTTTCCATTCTTCTTTGTAATTTTAATTAGATCTTCATAATTAACATCTTTACTATCATCTACAAATATTAGTTGATTACCTATAACTTCTTGTCCATTTATATCTCTAACCATTTTATTATAATCTTCGATTCTTGCTGGAACTCCAATTGTAGTAGTGTCTGTTGGGACTCCATTTATATCAAATTTACGTCTAATAACTGTTATTTCATCTGTCATATAATTATTTATCAATTTCTTTTTTCCTTCTTTTTATTTGTTTTTTTAAAACGGATGTAACAATTTTCTTCTTCATCTTTTGTTGCGCTTAAATTATAATTTGGCATTAAATTTGTTATTTTTTGTAATGTTAAATAATTAGCTTGACCAATATCATGAGTAGTTTTATATGGATCTTTTCTAAATATATTCTTATCTCCTCTTCTAAATTGAATAAATATATTTCTAATTTCAGAATTATTAATTTTTTCAAAAAATAATTTTACATATTGCATATCAGGTAAAAATTGAATTATATTTAATGCTACTATTAAATAAGGTTTTGGTTTAAATTTATTAAAATCCGTCATTTTAATTGGATCTATTAAAATAAATTTTGTCTTATTTGCTTCCGTCCAACAAATATTATTTAATTTTGCCTCTATTATACTTCGTTTTGCTATATCTATTCCTATATATTTTTTAATATTAATTTCTCCACGAAATAAATACAATCCAAACAAACCTCCTCCACATCCCAAATCAATAATTGTTTTATTATCCAAATTATAATTATCCACAATCATCTGGTATTGATCAAATAATTTTTTTAAATCTTCTTTTGTGAAATTATTTGTATCCAAATGAGCAGAACGAGGACCTACCCTCCTTTCCCATGCTCTTTTGTATTCCTTAGTTGTTATCATAATTATTCTCCTTTTCAATTTTTGAATATCTGCACCTTTTGCAGATAAATAATAAATCGCTTTCTTTTCTGCCTTCAACTTTCTCTATTAAATCTTTATATTTATCAGATTTTAATATATTTATTAATCTATTATCTTTTATATTTCCGAATATTGTTTCTTTTTTCCAATCCTGGCAACATAAGATTAAATTTCCATCAGATAATATATTAAGATAATTTAATCTATTTTGTTTACATCCATATGTTTCTTCTTTTATCTTTATTTTTTTTACTGTTCCTGCTCTTGTTGAAAAATCAAATAATCCTCCATTTCTCCAAGCATTCCATATTCTCATTTTTATTTTATTTCTCAATAATTCAATCGTTTCTTTCATTTTTTTAAATACATCTTTTTCTATATTTAGAGATGTTACAAGATTAAATTTTTCTAAAGTATCTCCATAATTACTTATAATTAATTTATCAATTAATTTTTTATTTTCTAATATTTGTTTTTTATATTTATACAATAATAAACCATTCGTATAAATAACAATTCCTAAATTGGAAGCATCTTCTTTTATAAGATTTATTTTATTAAATAATTCACAATCCAGAAATGGTTCTCCAAAAAAACCTATTATAATAGTAGGTTTTTTTATTATTATTTCTTTTTTAATACATTCTTTTATATTATTTAATATTTTTTTTATAAAATCATAAGACATAGATTTTCCACTTTTATACATTAACTTTGATGGACACATTATACATTTTGAGTTACAATTATCAATTATATTTAATTCTATTTTTTCAATCATATTTCCTCTTATAGTACAATATTTGACAGTTTGTCGGAGCTGTATTCTGATTTGTTTTTTCATATAATATATAATTAGTGAGATTCTTTGATATATATTCTGGATTAGTTATACAAGCCTTTATCAAATCATCAAAATTTTTATATGGTTGTTTTTTAAATACAGTACCAATATTTTTGTTTCTTATTTCTAATATTACAATTTCAGCATTGCATTCATTTACATTTTTTAAAAATCTTTTTAAATATAATTCATCAGGAAAATGCATTAAACAAGAAAAAGAACAAAACACATCTGATTTTTCTTGTTTAAATTTTATATCATGATCAGCAATAAGATAAAATTTTGTATTTTTATATTTCTTTAATCTTTTTTTAGCAGAATTTAAACTTCTCTCAGCTATATCATAACCAATATATTTTTTAATATTAAAATTATCTAAAAAATATTTTCCTGCTACTCCTCCACCACAACCATAATCAATTATAATTTTATTTTTTAAATTAATTTTATCTGTAACTAATGTTTTAAATCTTAAAGAAAATCTATCCTCATCATTAAATTGAATATGAGCTATTCTTGGAGAGACATTTTCCCATTCTCGTTTCATCAATTGTTCTAAATTTAATCTTTCTTTTGATCTCTTTTCTCCTATTCCTGTATATTTAATTTTTTTCAATTTAATATTTTCATAATTTTTAGGTAATATTAATTTATAATGTTCAAATATTTTCTTTAAAGTTTTAGAAAAATTATTTATAATATCTTCAAAAGTTATAAATAATAAATGAGAATGATTTTCTTTTTTAATTTTCATATATCTGTTATAAAATAAATTTATATCTTTTTTTATTTCAATCAAATTTACAATTCCACTTCTTCCATGTCTTTTTTTTATCTCATTTAAATCAAATCTTTTATAACAATCAATAGAATCAATTGGATTTCTTAAAAGAATCATTATGTCATATTTAAAATTTCTGATAATTTTCATATGTTCTTTTGTTGGTAATATATGTTCTTTATATACATTTTTAGTTCCAGTACAATATCCATATAAAAATTTTGCAGTTCTTGGTATCATAGTGTTATGCCATTTTTGTAATTCAGTAAATCCTTCACAATATATCTTTTTATGTTCATATACTCTTCCATTAACATAATTTGCCTTTAATATTTTTGCCAATGTACAAGCCAAACTTGAACCTGCTGATTTAGGTTGAGATATCCAAAACATTACTTTTTTCCTTTCGAATATTTTATCTTTTTTGGAATTTTAAAACTCCAAAATTTTAAAATTTTTTTTATTGTTTCCAACTTGTTTGTCATTAAATCTTCATATGTTATAATTAGTTTCTTATCATATTCAAAATCTCTCCATTTTTTATTAAATAAAATTAAATCTTGTAAAAATATGAAAAAATGAATTGCATCAAATCTATTAAGTTTTAATTTTTCTATTATCTCTTTATCAAGTTCTCCTTTTTTATATTGTTTATATTGCTTATAGCAACAATTATAAGAATCCTCTGGATTTCTCAATAATATAACAATCTTATTATTTATCTTTTTAATTATCTCTTTATGATGTTCTGTTGGTAATATGTATTCTTTCAAAATGATGTCTTTATTCAATATCCAAGTTTTCAAAAAAGCATAATTTCGTTTAATAGTTGTATCAAAATATTTTTGTATTTCAGAAAATCCTTTACAATGTTTCCAACCAATATCCTTACCAAAACCATTTTGAAATTTAACTTTCATTATTTTAACTAATGTTTTTAGTAAAAAGGTGCTTGCGCTTTTTGGTTGGGCTATTAAAAGCATATTTCAACCCCATAAAAATAATTTTAGCAAAGTAAATATTCCCAATCCAATAATAAAAATACCTACTCCAATTTTTAATTTTTTCTCTGGTAACTTTTTCACTATAAATACAGATAAAGGAACAGATAACATCGCTCCTACTATTATAAAAGGTAATATATTTAAACTTAATAATTTTCCAGCAATTAAAAATATAATTATCCCAATCAAACAAGTCATACTTTCTGCAAAACTTGTAATTCCTATAGCATTTTTTGTTTTCACTCCAGAAAATACTTGACCCCCCATAACAACAGGACCATATCCTCCACCTGATAAGCCTTTATTAAAACTTGCTATTGTTCCTAATACCCCTACTTTCCACCAAGCAAATTTTGTTTTCTTATTAAATGTAACTAAAATAATTATCCCCATAGATATTACAATACAGGAAATAATTAAATTCAATATATTTTTTGGTATAGATATTGCAATATTAACAGCTATAATACATCCTATTATTGAAAAAGAACCTACTATTAATGCTATTTTTAAATCTTTTGAATTTGTTTTAAAATTAACATTCCCAGCTTTGTGATGTAATATGGCTGAAAAAATACCAGAACATAATTCTGATAATAAAATACAAGGAACAATTTGTATGGCTTCAAATCCCATTAATAATAATATAGGAGTTAATGTTGTCCCAAATCCCATACCTAAACTCGAATCAATAAATTCACATATAAAAGCCAAAATAATTAAGATAAATTCCATTTAGTTTTTTTCTCCTACTAATTTTAATGCTTGAAATACGCTGTTCAAATTATCTGTTCTATCTATATAAATTCCTTGAGGTTTGCCCATAATCAAATTATGATATTTTACTTTTAATGAATATAATTGAATGACTGTTTGTTTATAACAATCCCAATTCCTTCCTGTAAGAAATATTATTATATGACCAAGGCTATATAATTTATTAACTGCTTCAATTTCATTTAAAATAGGTTCTGCATTTTCATATGATAGTCGATTACATTTATCACATTTAATTTTATTAGCTACTAAAATTGTATCGTCGATATCAATGATAAAAGTCATTTCAATTCTCCTTTATTTGATTCAATATATTGATGAAGTAAACCAGAAAACATGTTGATAAATTTTTCATTATCCCTTAATTCATTTTCTCCCATTCTGTCTAAAATAAAATGTAGAAGTTCATGTAAAAATGTCTGTTCTATCATTTCTTTTTTTCTTGTAATTCCTTCTACTTGTTTTTGCAGAAAAATTTTATTTTCTCTATAGGATGCTTGTCCAATACAGTCTGTTTCCTGTATAAGTTTATTTTTATATTCTACATTTATAGTTTGCCCCATTAATTTAAATTCTTTTGGTATCTTCATTTCTATTCTCTCTTATATTTACTGATGAAAAATTCCTTGTTAATCTAAAAACATTAGTAATAGCATTACCAACACATACATTACATGCCCCAAGCTCATAAGCTGTATATAATTGATTTCTTTGATAAAAATTTCCTTCTGCTATTATATTTTTACATCCTTCTCTATTGAGTTTTTCAATTAATTCAAAATCAGGATTATATCCTTCATTAAAAAGTACGCTTAATGTTGTTGCTATATAAGAATAATAATAATCATTTTCTTTAATAGTCATATAATCAAATATATTAGAAATATCAGCAATAACAATTAGTCTTTTTTCTTTACAATAATTACTTATTTCTTCTAATTCATCATTTATAATTCTATAATCAATAGCTATATATTTTGTCCATTTTTCAACTTCTTTAACAGTGTCTAATGTATTAGTTATATAAGCGCATTCTTTTCTATCTCTAACTTTATTTTTAATCAAGCCAATCAAAGGCAATCTGCTATTAGATTTTTTATCTGTTCTAATTGCTACAGCTCCGGCATTTGCAATCTCAATAATTAATTCTTCTGTTGTTTTTCTTGAATAACCTTGAACTGATACAATTAATCCTTTGCTTAACATCAAAATCCTCTATATATTTTTCTAACTTTTCTTTCTTTCAAAGCACATTTTCTGTTTCCTTCTCCAAGTATTCTTTCAGCCCATTTAATATCAGAAATTATTCTTTCTATTTCAGGAGGATCACTTGAGACAGTTCCATGATCTGAACCTTTCCATTCTTTATTCAAAGTAAAATGCCTTTCTATATATTTAGCCCCACACATAACAGCATATTTTATTCCATAACCTTCATTTTCATGAGATGAATAGCCTATTTCTTTTACAACATTTCTTTTTAATTTTTGTAACATATTTAAATTCATTTTTGTCAAAGTTGTTGGGTATGTAGAAATACAATGTAGAACAACATCAGCATGACTTATCCAACTATTTACAAATATTTCTTCATCTTCATGCATCCCAGTTGAAACAATTATTTTTGTTCCTTCACTTTTTTTAATATTTAGAAGTATTTCTTTAAAATATTTATTTGTAAATAATTGAGAAGGCAATTTAATCCATTTACATTCAATTTTAATTAAATCGTAAATACTTCTTTCATCAAATGCAGAACATATAAAAACAAGATTCTTTTGATTAGCATATTCCATCAATTCTTTAATTTCTTCACAAGAAAATTCTAATACTTTTCTGTGCTCATAATAATTTATTCCAAAAGAATTATTTAAATCTCTTGGTATATTTTTTAATTCTTTTGAAAATGATTCAATATCTCTTTTTTGAAATTTAACAGCCCAAATATTTAATTTAGATGCTTCATCTATCATTTTTTTAGCTATATTAAAATCACCTTGATGATTACACCCCGTCTCAAGAATCAAATGTGTTTTCATTTTCTTTCCTATTAACTCTATTATACTTTTCTTCTTCTTTTAAAAATAATTCTGCTTCTTTCAAATCTTCATACGTATCAATATCAAAATCATAAGGATCTATTAATAATTTTTTTGTGCCTAATGTTATATGATCTTTTTCAATCTGCTCTTTTTCAAATATATATATAGATCCAGTTTCTTTGTATAATCTTTTATTATTCTCATATCCTCTATATATAGGCCAAATCCTTTTACCATCTTCTGTGTAAAAAATGCCTATAACAGGATAAACAGTAAAAGCACAATTAACATTATACAAAGGAAATTCTAATATCCATTGATTTATTAATTCTAAATTTTTAAATGGGGAAGTTGATTGAAATAAAACAATAATATCTGCATTCATTTCTTTATTATATTCTTTCAATTCTTCTGATGTATAATGTTTTCCTTCCTTATTTTCTAAAATTTTATCTCTTGCATTTAATTTATATTCTCTAACAATATCTTTTACTTGTTCACTATCAGAAAATATATAAGAAGGATATGGAAGTTGTCTCATAATATTTAATGTCCATTCAATTAAATATTTTCCACCAAGTTTAACAAGTGGTTTTTTAGGAATTCTTTTGCTTCCAATTCTTGCTAATAGAACTAATGCTATATTCATATTATTCTCCCCATAATGTTTCCAATAAGATTAAAAATATTTGGATATTTAATATTTTGTATTTCTTTTCTTTCATCACTTGTTAATTGTCCTTCTTCATCCCAATAATTATAATTACGTAATTCATCCTTATTTAAATTATTTATTCTATTTTTTCTAAATCTATTAGATAAATTCGTTCTTCTGCCTTTAACTAAAACTAAAGATCTTTGTTTTTTCCAATAATTTAATTCTTTTTTTAAAATCTCAAAAAATATCATTATACCATTTCCTTTATCAATTCATCAAACTTCTTTATAGTCTTTTTAATATCGAAAAATTTAGATCTTTCTTTACTTAATTGACTATATTTTTCACAGATATCATTATCATATAATAAATTTAATATTGTCGTTTTCAATTCCTGTTTATTATTAACACAAATTCCATTATCCCCAACAACTTCTCTTAAAGCAGGTTCTTTTAAATATATTATAGGTAATCCAGTAGCCATAGCTTCTATAGCTGCAAAACTCATAGTCTCTCTAAAATACCCATTAGCATGGACATATATATTCAATTTTTTTAACCAATTCCCTTTAAAATCATTTATTTTACAACTATAATCATAAATCATTCTTTTATGATTTAGTAATTTTCTTGCTCTATTTCTATTATCAATAAACATCAAACAACTTACATTTTCATTTGCATCAAGAATCTCGGTAATCATTCCATTCCACCAATCAGGAATTTTTCCAGGACTCCATCTTGTAATTCTTCCGAATATTTTTCTTCCTTTATTTCTATTAACATTTTTATATGGTTTTAAATTTATTCCCCCATAAATAACTCTAATATTTTGTACCCCTCTTTTACTTAATAATGTTTTCCATGCATGAGTTAATGCCACATTACATTTCCAATTTCCAATAGGAAAACAATTCATACTGTGGATAATATTAATTGTTTTATGTCTGTAAGGAAAATTATCTATAAATCTTCTTGTACTGATAAAATGCTCTGTGATATATAAATCTGCATTTGGAATATCATTAAAAGTATATAAATAATGATTCCCATAACATTTATCTATAATAGCTCTTGTTATATCTGCATGAACATTTACATTATTGCTAAAAGATAAATGAACTATTCTTGGCGCTATATTTTTGTTTACATTTACATTTTTTTCAAATCTCTTACTGATATTAAATTTTCTTTTTAATGTTTGAAAATTTATTTTCTTAAAATCTACTAATGACTGTCCTTCTGTCACATGAATTATAGCTGGATGCCATTTTTTAAAATGTCTAAAATTATTATATACTTTTAAATATTTTCCATATTGTTCTTTTGGTTGAGTTCCTACTCCTTGATATTTTGTTCTAAAATGAAATAAATTTTTATTGCCATCTTTCCCCATACCAAACCCAATTAAGAAAATAGGATTTGCTCCTGCTATAATAGCAAGATTAAGAGCTGCTAATCCTGAAAATTTATTTGAATATAAACCATCTTTTATATCTATAGTAGGTTTTTTTGTTCCGCACTGAAACCTTACTACATTTTTTAAATCGGCAGAAATACCTGTATTATTTTGAGCAAATATTTTTCCTTTAAATTTATATAAATCGTAAGTCGTTTTTTTCAAAAATCTTCGATCAAGAAATAAAAACCATTCAAATCTATCCCAAGTTTCTATTACATGATTTATTCCTATAGAATGTTTCCCTTCTAAAAATTGAAATCCTACTTGATCTATAAATACTTTTAAATCAGGTCCACTTCCTATCACAAAACATGGCTTGTTTTTCCAACAATTATTTATTCCTCCAAACGGTCCTGGAGTGTAAACTTTTCCATCTATCCATCCATTATTCATATATATATCCCAAACTTTATCAACATCTCTACTTCTTATTACTTTGTTATTTCTTTCTTCCTTCTTTTCCACAGATATCTCCTTCGTATAAAATTTATTTTCTTCTTTCTTTTCTTCCACAAAAATCTTATGTATTTGTAATGATTTACTCCCAAGTGATGTTTCTGTTGTTTTTAAATCTACATCTTTTCTAATTTCATTTAAGGATATTACTTTGTTCATGCGGCTCTTATATTCCTTTCTTCAATTGGTATCCAATCTTTAATAGTTGGGTGTTGTTTAGATCTTCCTTGTGAAAAATCTATATATTGATCAATTCCCTCTCTATATAATGATTCTATAAATGTAACTGTTATACTGTGCAAACAATAAGGATGATAAGGAGGTGTTTCTTCTAATGGAGGAAATATTTGACTTGTTCCACTTCTACTATATATTTTTCCCTCATACTCAACACAAATTGGACATGTTGTATTATGACTACTTACTTGGATTAAATCTGAACCAACTTCCTCTGCTGCATATAATGTCCCTTGAGTTTGTAATTCTCTTGTCGTTGTTCTTAATAACATTTCAGCATATTTCTTGATATTACGATTTATAGCTTTACCTGTTCTTGTAATAGTAGTAATAAATTTTCCATCTTTTGATTGAACTGCCAACTTACTTATTATTTCTTTTCTGACTGTTGGATAATCTTCTGCCTCTCTTATCAATTGTTCAATTTCATCTTCTTCAAAAAAAGCTTCTATCTCCCTTATTTTCCCCATTTTATTATCAGCTTCAATTAATCTCATCAATACTAAATGTGGTTTTATACTATCTTCAATTACAATATCAAAATCTTCTATAAAATTATTAGAAAAATTACGAACAATTTCTAACTCTATTTCTTTGCTAAATGGAATTTTTTTAAGTTGGGATTTCTCTTTTCTTGCTATTGTAATTTGTTTCCATCTTTCATCTTCAAATATTTTTTTAGAATTATTTAAATATTCAGTCCAAGCAAATTCTAATTCATCATATAAACGATTTATTCTTTTTCTTTTTCTTGCCCAATATGAATTGGATATACTATTAGAAGATAATGCAATTGATATATTTTCCTGAAGTGAATTTCTTATTCTAATTATTTCTGATAGAAATTGTCTTTTATTCATTATCATCAACTTCTCTTTCAAGTAATGGAACATATCCCCCACTTCCAACATCATAATCATCAAGTAAATCTTTTACCACTTGTGGCAATCCCACCTTACTCAATTTTTCATAAAATTTACTTAATCTAAATTCAGTAACTCCCTGAGCTTCTAATGCTTCATGCTTTTTATGGGTATCAGAATTTTCATAAATATACCAAGCTAATTCTATTTGAGCATATTTCAATTTATTTGTAACCGAACTTATTGAATAATTTGATAACCTATTAATCCATCTGTATGCATGTATCAATAACTTCTTTCTATTTTCTATTGCTAATGCTATCCAAACTTCTCCACTCCAAATAGATTCCATATAAGAATTTGCCTCTGCTAATGTTGCCCATGTATTTGTATTTACTGTTAATGTTAATAAAGTCTCTAATGCTCCTACATATGTTTCAAGATTAGTTATATCAAATTCAATTTCAGCTTTTCCCGGTAATCCAAATCCTAATAAGGAATCATAATCATATTCAATCCTCATTACTCTTCTGTTATCTGTACCAATAATGGCCAAATCATCTCCTTGCAATAATATGTTTACTGAAGCTGCTGGTATAATTATTGGAACATTACTTCTACCGTTTACAATATTTCTTGAGGAATCATATAACCACCAATTTATGTTATTAGGAATAACTGAATTATCATCTTCATCTGTAAAGGAGGCGGTTACTACATATGTACTTTCTTCTGTTCCATCAGTTGTTAATTCTACTGGCATATTTAACTCCCTTTCCCACTAAAACTCGCATTAGTTTTTCTTCCTGTAAAATTGATTCCAGTTTTCTTACCACTATTTTTTGCAATAGATTTTTTATTACCAACGTTCATTTCTGGTTTTTTGCTTTCAGTGCTAATTATACTTTTCTTTCCAGAAACATCAACATCAGATTTATATCCATTTAAATTTATTGTGCTTTCCTTTCCAAAAGCACTGATATCGTTTTTCTTTCCAGAAATATTAATATCAGGTTTAGAACTACTCGGAGAAACTTCACTACTATTTCCTTCAGCTTCTATCTCACTTTCATTGCTATTTACTATTATTGTAACAATACCAGTAGCAGAAATAAAAATACCATAACCACGAGTAATAATTAAACTATTTATTCCATATCCTCTTGTTATTATCATACACGCTCTCTTTTATACAAATCTATTTCAGACGGATTTCCATTTTTGTCAAAAAGATTAAATCTTGCTACTTCAGTGGTATTATCAGATTTATAAAATATCATCTGATTATTAATTATTTCCCATTTCCCACCTTCTATATCTTTTATAAATTCTGAATTTTCATCTATAGATCTCATTACACCAATCAAAGTATGAAAAACAATATACACATAATTAAGCCGTGAAGTATAACGACCAGTAGTCGTAAAAGTTGCTTTAAATTGAATTATATCACCACACAATTGAATATCATCACCAGAATTATATTCAACATATCCATCTTCTAAAGTATTATTAATATTCCGAACTTCTATTTTAATTGTAGTTCCAGATAGAATAACAACATCAAAAGTTATACTATCCAAATACACTCCATTAGTATTATTTTCTGGTTGATAAGCTGTACTCTCATAATAACCACTTGTCTCATATCCAGTATCACTTGTAATATTTATATTATCAATTTCAGGGGTAACAATACCATTTGAAGTACTTAATTGTATTTTTAATCTTAATTTATCTGGAGATGCTATTCCTTGTATAGCTATTTGTAATTCATCTTTTGTTAGCCAACTTCCATTATAACTTACTCCACTATTTACTGAATACTGATATTTTATATCTGTATTAGCTGGTTTAGTTGAAGTTTCAGTTACTATAAGCCATTCAAAAATAAGAACTGGGTCTATATCCCAGTTCATTTCTATAGGAAAACTACCAATAGGATATGAAGCAGATTCCGCAATATATATATTATTAAGCTGTGGAGTAATTATCCCTGTGTCTGTATGTAAAAAAGCCCTAAATTTAAATGTTCCACTTGCCGCTAAACTAGTAATATTTGTATTAATGATACTTGCGATATTAGATTCATTAGAATAATACCAGCTATCCGTTTGCCCTCCTGTTATAGCAACCCAAACAGCCCCATTCCACCACTTCCATGTAACACCATTATCAGAAGATATTTGATATTTTATTCCCGTGTTAGTTGGTTTAGTTGCAGTTTCAGTAAATATATCCAAATTTACTGAAAAAGCATATCCAGAATTATTAACTATATCTGGATCAGTTTTTGAATAACCAAGCCACATATCTTCTGTGCCGACACTGGCATTATAACGAAAAGCAACATCAATTGCAGGTACTTCACTATCATAAATAACCACTTCATCTATTTGTCCATTAAATGAAAAAGCTGAATCTCCATTTCTTGCAGCAATATTTAAATTTACTGCTATATTGATTGAATTGGCTCCCAACGCATCAAGAATAGTAACATTTGAACTATTATTATCAACATATACAGTTATACCAGAAGCCAATCCACTACCATCATATGTAGCAAAAATATGATGCCAATTTCCATCATTTACATCTGTTGAATTATTTTCAACCGCAACATAGGTGCTTGTTGATATATTACTTGATAATACAAGAGCTGCTCTAAAATTACCAGCTGCTTCCCTTATATACAAACTCCAACCTCTTTTTACTGCATCCGTATTCTGTCTACATACGATCATTTGAGTTGCGGCTGTTGTAGTTTTTATCCAACATTCTACTGAAAAAGGTTGTGTTCTTGCAAAATCAGCAATATCCCCCAAATCCACATATTCGTTTGTACCATCAAACTGTAAACAATTATTTAATTTTCCAGCAACCCAATCACCATCTTCCATATTTTGAGTAGTTCCATCTCTACCATTATTCGAACTATCTGAAACATTAGATCCGCTTAATTCGTTTAAATGCCACCAGCCATAAGGCAATAAAGGAGTTCCAATTAATTTAGCAACCCCACCAGTTACTTCTATTTTTCCTCCATCATATGTATAGTTAGCTGGTACTGTAAAAGGATAATTTTGATCTCCTGCTGCCGTTGCTTTTAATTTAGCTACACCCCCCGATACCTCTATTTTCGATCCATCATATATGTAATTTGCAGGTGTTGTAAAAGGGACATCATCAGAATTATTTGCTTTTGCTTTTAACGCAATATAAGCAGAATCACCAGTTCCAACTATTTCAACATCAGATTTTGTTGGGCCACTATAATCAAACTGAGTATTAGATTCCCATTTTGCTATTCTTGTGCTCACGGCATTTCTCCATTTCCATTACCGAAATCTAATTTAATGATATTTGTTATCATTTCATCTGATGCTTTTCCTTCCAAAAAATATTTTAAAAAACACTCAAAGTTGCTAATTCCAATTATTTTATTTGAATATTTATTTGTTCCGTTGTTATAAATTACAATTAAATATTTACCCATAATAATCTCATAATAATCAGGTATCCTATTTAGAATACCTGATAAAATTATTTATCCTAACGTTGCCGTTTCTATCTGATCTGTATCTGCAACAATTCCACCATAAATCGCCCAAACAGCCTGCACTCTATTAAGTGAAAGAATATCAAGTTCAGGGCCATATGGAGTTGGGGCCATTCCTTCAGCTCTCTGTAATTTCTGTCCAGGAAGTACAAGCAGAGGACTTCCAGCAGTAATAAAAGTATTGAAAGTCGGAACCAATTCAATCATATAATTAACAGTATCACCTGTGCGTCCAGCAGTTGCAAGAGCAGAAGATGTAACCTGAAAAGCAGCAAGAATTCTGTTTTTATCAACAGGATTAAAATACATTACTAATCTTGCATTAGCAGTATCTCCGTAACCTTTATTTCTACATCGATTAGTTAAATTATAAGCAGCCTGATTGATGGTCTGGATGTCTCTCTGTAATTGACCATCAGCAGCTACTCCTTGATATGCTGTGACATTAAGTGCACCAGCAGCAGCTAATAAAGCATAAAAATTATTAGCTTTATTTGTCCAAAATCGATTCCTAAATGTTTCAGCAAGATCTAACATAGCAGGTACTTTTCTATACCGAATCATTTTATCCGTCCATCCAAGTGCCCCACCATAATAATCTACATAGGCGGTCACTTTACTTCCAGTATGTCCGGCTACATCAATTCTTTGTCCTTCTTCAACTCTCACAAAAGTAAGAGAGTTTGCGACATCGTAGATTTCCCAAGCATCCTGATTAGTTCCTAATGGAACTAATCTGAAAACTTTTTCATAACCCATATCAAAATTTTGAGACTGAACAGTAACATTAAAACTATCTTTAGTTATAAGTGGAAAATCAGAACTAACACTTACTCCTACAGCATGGATTTGCTTTTTTTGTTTTTCTAATATAATAGTAGGTTCATTAACATAAGCTTTAAGTGCCATGATACATTTATTCATAGCAGATTCATCTTTATTTTCAATACCTTTTATAAGCGTCTCAAAAAATTTATTATCATCTTTACAAATTATTCCTCTTGGCATTTTATTCCCTCCTCTCTTTTATGCGCCATCAGCATGACCATCATCTCGGTCACCATGATTATATTCGTCACCAATAAATTCAATAAGAACACGTGTATCAGTTGCGGCTGCATTTCTTTTTGCAATACCACAGAAATAATATTCTGTTCCTATAGTTCCAACAGGATTAGCAGTTACCAATCCTAAACCAACTTCAGGTGTACTTAAATTATAATACACCTCCTGTCCAGCAAGAATTGCTTCTCCTGAACCTTGTTCTTTATCTGCCCATACTTGGTCAGCCCAATAAACATGAGCAATCTCTTCACCAGCAACAGCGAGTTCAGTTGCTTTGAAATAAAACCCAAAAACATCTTGAACTAAAGCTGCTTGTCCTTTTACCACAACTGCTGCGGGTATAATATCCCATAACTCTCTGTGACTAACAGCCTGGCAATTTGCTAAATAAAACATAAAGTTTTCTCCTTAAATATCGAGGTCTTCGTCTAACAATTCGTTATTTTCTACTTTTGTCATATCTTCCGGTTCTGCATTTTTATCAGAATCAACTGTTTTCATATCAAATTCTGGATAAACTTCTGATGCTAAATCTTGGAATAATCCAGTTTGTTGTTCTACAAAATCTTTTATTCCTTTATCTGACAAATCTGGAATAGAATCTTTATTTTTATCAAATCGCTTTTTGATAAAAACAGCTACTTTGGAAGGAACATTATTCTCTGATATAATTCCATCAATTCTATTAGGAGCAGTTGAGAGAGCGGCTGTTCTATTAAGTTCATTTACTTTTGCTTCCATTTTCTTTTTATCTTCTTTTAATATTTCAATCTCATTAAAAATAGGAACAAATTCTCTGTCTCTTTTAATATCTTCCATCTCAAAAATTTGAGATGGGTAAACACCAAGTCTTTTTATCTCTGCTCTTAATTCGCTATATGTCCAAACTTTATCTTTAATTTCTTTGTTTTTAACTTGTTGTTGGATTTTAGTTGTTTGTTGATTCTGATTTGGTTGATTAAAATCATTATCTAAATTTCCTTCGGGATTAAAATTTTGATCAACTGTTTGATTATTATCTTTTGGCATATTCTTTTCTCCTTGTATATTTTTTTCATCTTTTCCAGATGAATTATTACTGTCTTTTCCAGACAGGTTGAATGCTTGTATATATCCCAATCTTTTTGCTCCTGCAAATGCTGGAATTTTATTCTTTGAATTCTCTAATGCTATACCAGTTAATTTGTCAATTGTGTCTGCGACAAAATTACCCGCTACATTTATTATGTTCCAAAAAGCTTCTTGACTACATACATCAAATTTCTTTACTTCTTCAATAGTATCCGGTTTATGATATGCAATTATAAGATGATGTAATATTCCATCTATTTCTTCTTCAAAACTATGAATAACTTTTCCTATTACTCTTCTACCAGCATGTTTACCGTCAGCGTTATGTCCTTTGAATAATTTTATACCTCTTGTAATTATATTCTTAATAGATTCTATTGCCTTTCTTGGCCAACTTATCTTCTTAGAACCTTCGCCTACAACAATCGGCTCACTTACTCCTTCATGACAAATAGAATACATAGTAAAAAATGGATGAGAATTTTTTTCTTTAATTTTAGCTAAAATCTTTTTTGGGATATGAGAAATTATTTCACTTTGATCGAAAGATAATATTTGACTTAATAAACTTATATTTGTTCCAAAAGCTTCTACTTTTTCTTTTAATTGATCAAATAATTTTCCAGCCGCATTTGATATGTTAGCCTGTCTTTGTTGTCCTGCTCTAACTCTTATCGCTCTTAATGCACTACGATATAATTCTCCATTCTTTCCAAAAGGAAATTTATAATAAGCTTTTGTCTCTTCATTTTTTGATGTGTCTATAGCAAGATGCCATTTCGAATAATTATTCCAATTATCATTTCCTAAAATCTTATTGCCATCGGCAGCCGTAAATTCCCAACTTGCTGTATTATTTATTTTACCTCGACTAATTAAATTTTTTGCATTTCTCAAACCTACAGGATTAACTTTTATAGACGCACTAAAAGCTTGAACTCCTGTTGCTTTTTCAAACATAATATATCTTATATTATGTTCTCTTAACCATTCTTTTGCTTCTGCTACTGTGAATTTATCTATTGGGAATCTATATGCTTGGGCTTTTCCAGATCCTTCAGGATCAGTCTTTAATGGTCCTCCATATATCATTATACCATTTGGTAGAGTTTGTAAAACTCTTATCCGAGTAAACAAACCCGGATTTTTAATTCGTGCACTGTGAAAATTTGGAAAGGGCATAGCTTACTCCTTCTTTATTTTATTTTCCTTTTCAACTTTCTTTGGTCTGCCTCTTTTCTTTTCTTCCACTTCTTCTTTCTTATTTCCCTTTAGCCTCCTAATAAATCTTTTTATGTCCTTTTTTTCAAGTAATCGTTTGTTAGGGACTATATTATGAGTAGAACAAATCTTACTCTGATCCGTATCTGTTAATGGAAAATCTAAATCTGTTTTTCTAATTTCCAGATTTCTGTCTTTTCCTGTCAATACTGTTTCTTTCATATCAACAGTTGATATTACTTTTCCCGCCATAATTATTTTTCTCCTTTATATTATTTTCTATCATACATTTTTTACAAAGTATTTTAGCTGCTTTAAAATTTTCTCCAAAATCTTTTGATTGTATTTGTATTAATTCTTTATCAGATCCACATATTTCACAACATCCCATAATTATTTCTCTACATTTCTCCACTCTCCACATTTCTCCACTATTGCTATTCTTTCATTACCATTAATGTCAACACAAATGATTCTTCTATTTCTACCTTTAACCTTAATTAACATTCTTGGTGCTAACATTCCTTTATGAAAGTAAGTACCAATTAATTTACCAGGCATTGTGCCTTTCTTTTTTCCAGCTCTCGGGCCATCTTTAATAACCTCATTACTAATTATTCTTTCTCTTACTTCATATTCAAAGCCTTTGTCCTTTAATTCTTTGTTATCCATTCTTTTCCTCCTTTTTAAGCATATATGATTTTTATTTTATAAATTCCTTTCGGTAATTCATGTATAAATATTTCATACTCTTCACTATCGTCAGTAAATTTATCATGTATTGGAATTTTAATTTCTAATTTTTTATCAAGATCTTCTACATCAGGAATATTTTTATAGCTATTAAAATATCTTGCTGTTTCCTCTGGTAATTTCTCAATACTAGCATTAATACATGCTTTTAAAACTTTAGCATGTTTTTGATATGTAGGATTTTCTGGTGAAATATAACCATAAACATTAATTTCCATTCCCATATTCTTTTCCTCCTATAAATTTATTTATTTTAACTATCCAACTTGTGTCTGGAAATACAAGTTGTGGTCGTCCAAATATTTTATTAACTGCTTTTTTTACCCCAGAAAATCTATCTTCATAATCATGTCCTGATATAAATTCTCTTGTTAATGGATAGAAAGCAAGTAAACAATTTAGATTTTCCTCAAATATTTTATTCATATCAACATAAATTACATCAAAACATTTATCATCTGATTTAAATATTTTAGCAAAATGTTTCCAATCCCCTTTATATTTAAAAATATTTTTATATTTCTTTTTTCTTTCATCAAATATTTTTTCAACTTTATTAATATCATATTTAACTGTAATCAAACATCTTTTGTCTTTCTTCCAAATATCAACACAATGAACTTCTTTAAATCTTTTAGCAAATGTAATAGATCCTATTCCAGTCCAAGCTCCTATTTCAAGTATAGTTAAATCTTTAACAGGAATTTGTCTATCAATATAATCTATAAAATCAGTAAGTCCCTTAATATATTTTTGAGTTCTTTCTGGAATATTACTCATTCTTCAATTTTCTCCTTTTCATTTTCTTCTTCATGATTTTCATCAACTAATTCATTATTAAATTTATTTTTTATTTTATTTAATCTTTCTTCTTTTTCATCTTCAATCATTTTCTTTTCAAATAAAGGATTTATTCCAGGTATTTTATTTCTCACACTATCCTTTGTTACATAATCTCCATCAGCTAATGGTATCCAAGTTTCATTTATTTCTTTCATTTTAGCTTCACTTATCAAAGGTAAACGTATTTCAAAACCATCAGGATCATTTACAGCCTCTGGCATTCCAAGTTCAGTGGCTATTATCATAGCTTTTTGTATTAATTCTGTTAATCCTTCTTCCCATATTTCTCTTTCCATTATTGTAGCAGCATTAACTACCTCCATTAAATTTTCCGCTGTTGATCTATTCGACATAAGATCTGGCCAAGACAACCAATGAATAGGTATTCCAGTATTCATACTAATAATCCTACAAGCTGTTTTCAATTCCATAATTAAAGCTTCTGTTGCTTCTGGAGGAGGACCAACTAATTTTAATTCGGCTGTTCCAACATAAGTCCTTCCTGTTTTCCAATCAGTAGTTAATAATAAATTATTCAAGGCTTTTGCTTCAACCATATCATTCGTTTTGAAAGAAGGTGTTAGTTTACCAAATAAATGATTATTATATCTCAAATCATATTTTATCCTACTTGCATTTTCAACATCAGTTAAACAATTACCCACAACTGGAGTCGTTTCATTCACTTTATCTGGACTACCCCCTATTTTAATATAGACAAGATTGTCTATATTAGCAACTTCCTCTACTTTTGTTTCTCTTTCTGATTTATAAGTTACAGATTTAATTACTTGATCATCTTTCTTATCCATATCAACAACATAAGGATTTTTCTTATATATAAACATTCTTACATCTATTTTTGTTTTATCTTTGTTAGGCTTAATTATTAATAATGTTTTTCCTTCCATTTCAGAAGTAAGAACATATCTAAATAAATTACTTCCTTCTAATAATTTATTATATGTTAAAAAATCAGTAATCCATTTAGCTGTTCTTTCTTTTTCTGCTATTACAGTAACTCCTCCACCAGCAATAAAAGCAACTCTTGTTCTTAATATACTTTTTATGAACTCGCCTCCAAAATCTTTAGCATTATTAAACATATCATATATTCCAATAATCGTAGCTGCATAAGTTTTGTATTGATTTTTCTTTTGTGTTGCTTCTGTTGAGATTCTTCCTGTAATAGAAGTACTTGTAATATCAACTGATCCTCCTTCAGGAATAGATGCATGTATTTTTATTTTCTTTTTTCTTTTTCTAAAAAGTATATTTAATAAATTCATTTATATTACTGCCTTTTCCAAAATATAATGTCCTTGTCCTTTCACTCTGTTATCTATCTTCCAACCATGTAATGCATAACGGCTTCCATCTGCTTCGTGGTCATTCTCCTTAACATGTTTCCCATAAATAAACCCATCCCCAAGAGTACTTTCCTGATTGACTAAATTAACCATAGATTGAAAAGTATATTTGCAATTATAATCATAATACAATTCATATTCATTAACACTACTATCTCCTGGGCCAACTTCTTTATATGCTTTCTTTGCCTGATATCCAGCTGATTGACATTCCAATATTCTATCCGGTTCATGATCACAATATAAAAAAATTCCTTTTTCTTTTAATCCAACAATTTTATCTAATTCATTTATCAAATCAGAAGTAACTCCTCCCAATACTATTATTTCATGAAAACAATATGCTTTTATTTTATCAGAAGTTATTTTAATTCCCCAAATAACAGCACACATATGTAGTCCCCAGTCAATACCAACAACAATATCATCATAAAATTTATATATATTCTTTTCACAATTTATTATATTTTTCTCATGAACATTACTATAAACGGCTCCAGGAGAATAAGCCCATTCTCCTCTTAAAAATCTGGCCTTTTTATCTTCTGGTAATTTCTCTAAAATATTTTTAATATAACCTTCCGGTAAATGTTCAATATTATCTTGTGGATAAAACTTTAATGTCTTTCTACTTTCATCATTCTCCACATAAAATTCCTTATATAAATAATGAGTAGGTTGTCTTGGATTACAATCATATACTATAAAATTATGAAAATTTTTAATCAATTTAGTTAATTTTCCTAAATTATTATAATCATCTATAATCCTTTCTAACTTATTTACATTTTGAGCTAATCTTGTTTTAACCAAATCTCTAATACTTTGAGGAATCTCAACTGATTCATTCAAAAATATTATTCCAAATTCTTGACCAAGCACTCTCTCTGTATTTTCTTTACTATCCAATCCACCTAACCATATTTCAGATTTACCAGTTCTAACAATAAATCTCGATTTATCTATTCCTGCTTGTGGATACATTTTTTGAATTAGAGGGATCAAAGTTTGATCCCATACAGATGCTCTTGCATGTGCAAATTTCATTCTTGCCACTAATGCTCGGAGACCAACAAACAACTGACAAAGAATAATAATAACAATAATAATAATAAGTGTTTTTCCAGATCTGGAACCACCATCAAAAAGAATATCAGTATACTTATTATCTTCCATCAATATCCTTCTACCTAATTCCTGTTTATCTGTTAGTACTATACCTTTAGATTTCTTTTTCTTGGACATGAGAACTATGCATCCTATATTTTGTATTTAATATTTCTATAAAATATATTTAATTTTTTATTAACAGATCTGAAATCCTTTACTTCTTCTTCATTTAAAAATATTTTTATTCTTCCTAATAGTTTATTTATCACTTATCATCTCCCATATAAGTTCCATTCTCATTTATTTTAACAACTTTCAAATTACATACTCCATACTGTTCATTTACTACATGATGTTTACATTCTTTATTGAGACAAGTTATCCTTACTATTCTATCAATTTCAGAGGTATCAAATTTAAATTTTAACTCATTTAATTCAGCCATTTATTATTTTTCCTGTAAATAATATTTTTCTGTTACCTTTTCTAATATCTCAAAAACATTCTCTCTTATTATTTCCTGTTCTCTTTCAGGTAAATCTTTACATTTCATAATTATTTGTTCTTGCCATTTCTCATAACATTCTTCTGGTATTTCATGAATAAGCTCAAAACTTTTCCCATCTTCCCAAATCTCACATTCTGCTAATAAATTAACTTTCATCCATTTTGCCCAAATATTATGAACCAATTCACATAACGCTTCTATTAACTCTTCATATCTATTCATTTCTTTCCTCTTATTTATTTTTACAAGTTCCAAAAAAAATTGGATTCAAATCTTCTTTCTTCATATTTATCATTTACTTATTTTTCCGCATAACACGCATTTTAAAATATTATTTTTTTGTAATTCATAATCATGCCCATCCTTATATAATAACCCCAATTCTGAATCAAAACCTAAAGGAGTTTTAAAAAGATGATAAAAAGTTTTTGCAATACAAATAATTCCTAATAATCTTTTCATTTTTTTATCTCTTTTTTACACATTTTATTCATATGCCAACTATAATTGCCATAAATCAATATACGTTTTTTTGCAATTTATACAAATCACTTCCCTTTAAAAAACTATAAAAATTTCCTCATCATTTCGTTTATTATAAATAAGTATTGGAAATTTATTTTGTTGTATTTGCTATAGTTCTGTTATCATTCTTTATCTTTATCTTCTCCTTTAATCTTTTTATCTTTTTTAGAAAAAACACCTTTAATTATATTAACTACTTCTCCTTTAACTTCGAGCTCCTGTCTTTCTTTCCATTCCTTAGGTCTTCTATTTTTTAACCAAAAACAAATAGCTCCTGTGTCTGGAGGATAATGTTTTATAGTTTTTACTATTGTTACTTTTCCTTGAGCATTGCAAAAAATCTTATCTTCTGGATGAGAATATCCGGTTGCTCTTTGAAATAATGATGCGACTACTTTATCATCTGGATATTTCTTACCTTTTTTTAGCGACTTAAGAAACTCTGGATGTTTTTTCTTCCAATCATTTAATGTAACTTCACTTATTCCTATTTCTTTGGATACTTCTTTATCTGTTTTTCCTATTCGAGTAAGTAATTCTACTATTTTTGGATGATAAATTGGATTGTATCTTGAAGGTCTTCCTATTTTTTTCTTTTTATCTTTTAAAGTACTTTTATTTTTTCTTTTCTTACTACTTTTTTCCATAGTATATTATATATAATACTATACTATATGAAAAAGTAAATAGTTTTTATAAAAAAATTGTCTTATAGTATGAAAATAATTCTGTATAGTATGAATTTTTAAATTTTTTTAAATATTTCAAATAAATTTATTATAATTATAAAAATAATCAATATAAAAATAGGTGTTATTATAGCAATTACTATATATTGCTCTATTGTTTTTGCAATTATAAGTAGGATAGTAAATACACTCGTAATTATAATTATCCCTATTATATGAAAAAATCCTGAAACAATTCCACTTATTATATCAAATAATTTATTTTTCATTTTGATATTTTTCCTCCATTTCTAATATTTTATCGCTCCACCAAGTATCATCAAGATGCGCTTTATATATTTCTTTATTAAAATATTCTTTTAATTCCATTTTTTCTTTTTTTGACCAATCTTTCATACGCCTTAATTTTATTTTTCTATTCATCTTTTAAAGCCTTTTTTTCTATTCTTTTCATTTCAATATCTACATTATTATAAATTTCCCATTCTATCTTATTTTCTGCAAAGAATAATATATCATCTATTTTTGTTTCTAACATTCTCCACATTTTTATATATCTATTTGCTTTATCAATATATTCACATTCTATTCCTGAATAATCACATCTTTTCATTTATTTCTCCTATTATTATTTAATTTTAATACTTTTTGATTTACTTTTTTAAATTGTTAAAAATTATTTACATTTTTGTAAAATATAATTTCTCATTATTATTTCTATTGTACAAAACTAATCCATCTTCATCTATCTGATTTATTTTGTGTATTGCATATCTCACATGAGAATTTGAAACATATCCAAATACAATAATATCATCATGGCAAAAAATCACTCCTCTATTTATTGGCAGTAAAGATAAATTATATTGATAAAAACGATTATTTCTATCAACTTCATAATAATTTATCTCTGAATCAGTTGATTTTGTAACTTTCCAAAATCCAGTAAAATCATATAATTGCTGTTTTTCTTGTAAATTACATCCTACAATCCCTAAAATAATAACCATTAAAATAATAATTTTTTTCATTTTATTCCTCCTTAATTATTATTGTTTCAATATCCTTATTTTCAATCCTGTACTTTTCTTTTTTGTTTTTCAAAATAATCATATTCATTAACTCTATTAACATAATAATAACCGGTTTCTATTTGTATTTTATAGTGTTGTTGATGTTTCAAAAAAGTTGGCTCAAGTACATTTAAATACATTTTATTTTTCTTAACATCAAAATATAATTCAGCTTTTTTATTATTAACAATCTCATGCATATGTCCTGTTATTTCTCCTTCTGCAAGAATTAATTTTTCTTCTTTTATTCTTTTTATTCCTTTTGGAATTTCATCAATAGGTACTAATAAAATATCCCCATGATGAACATATTCTTTTCTTTTCATATTTGTTCCTCCTAAATTATTTAACTTAAATATGCAGGAAAACTACGTATTCCTGTTCTAAATTCAAAAGCATCTAAAATCTGTTTACATTCTGGATTTACCATTTCATAATGAATTTCATTTGTTGATGGATTTTCCATTTTTAATACTTTCATTTCTTTATCAACATCTTTTATATTAATTCCTAACAATTCATAATTTACTTTTTTTAAATTTCCTATATTTTTTAAATATACTTTTTGATTGCCATCTAAATATATTTCTTTTTTATCATAAATCATAGATTTCATTTTCTCAAAAAATAAATCGCCCATTTTTTTTATTGCTTCCAATCTCTGTTCTATATTTTTTAATTTAAATATATCTTCTATTTTCATATCTTCTTTTTTTGTCATAACAATCCATTTGGGCATAATTGTGCCGTTTAAAGAATATATACTAAAACCATCAGAATATTTTAATGCTGGCTTTAAATCAGCATGTAATTTATTATTGATTAAATTTATTTCATTTGGTTTTTCAGAAATAAAACAAATTTTATTAAATGGATAGATAAGACTATAATCACACAATTTTTCATATATAAAATATTTATTTGTTATCTGAATTTTGCATTCATTAATAAAAAATGAATAAAAACTAAAATAATATGAATTGAAATTGCCATCTAAAAAAGGATATATAAAATTAATTAAATATTTTTTCTCATTACTAACTACATTCCAAACTTTATCACTAACTACATTCCAAACTTTATCACTAACTACATTCCAAACTTCATTCCTAACTTCATTACTAACTTTATCACTAACTTCATTACTAACTTCATTACTAACTTCATTCCAAACTTTATCACTAACTTCATTCCTAACTGCATTCCAAACTTCATTACTAACTTTATCACTAACTTTATTCCTAACTTCATTACTAACTTCATTACTAACTTTATCACTAACTTCATTCCAAACTACATTCCTAACTTTATCACTAACTTCATTACTAACTTCATTACTAACTT